ATGCCAAAAACGCCCCCGCTGTCCACGGCGGCTGCTGAGAGTCTGACTGGAATCCCGAAGCGCACCATCATCGCCGCTATTAATCGCGGTGACCTCAAGGCGCACAAGATGAATGGGCTCACGGGAGCGTTCCTGATTGAGCAGCGCGACCTGGACCGGTGGGTCGCCAAGCGGGAAGCGAAGTCTGCATGATCGCCGCTCTGCCTGCGCGCCTGTCCGTGAAGATCACGCCCGACCCGTGTCCGGTGGAGGGCCTCGACCCGTGGTGCTGGATCTGGACTGGCGCGCACACCAGTAAGAGGTACGGCAGCGCCAGTCACGAAGGCCGGGTCTGGTCGACCCACAAACTGGCCTACACGCTGCTTGTTGGTCCTGTCCCCCACGGCCTGCAACTAGACCATCTGTGCCGCCGCAAGTCGTGCTGCAACCCGGCGCACTTGGAGCCGGTGTCAGCGCGCATGAACCTACTGCGCGCGGTTCGCAAGAAGGCATGCGTCCACGGCCACGAGTACACGCCTGAGAACACAATCTCCAAGAAAGGCGGGAGCCAGCGTAACTGCCGAACGTGCGCGAACGAGTGGCAGCGCAACAACCGGCAGAAGGCGGCCAACGCCTTCACGGTCGCCGAACAACAGGCCAGCGCATGAGCGCCGACCTCACCCCCGCCGACGGCACGCCGTTCGACGCGATCCGCCACACCACCCCCGAGGGCCGCGAGTGGTGGTCGGCGCGCGACTTGATGCCGTTGCTGGGCTACGGGGCCGACTGGCGGAACTTCCACGCCGCAATCGAGCGCGCCCGTGCCACGTGCTCCAATTCTGGCGGTGACCCGGTGGTGAATTTCGTTGGTGCCACCAAAATTACTGGTACGAAGCCTGCGCACGACGTACACCTCTCCCGGTACGCCTGCTACCTCGTCGCAATGAACGGCGACCCCCGCAAGCCCGAGGTCGCCGCTGCGCAGACGTACTTCGCCGTCAAGACGCGCGAGGCCGAGACGCGGCCAATGGCGGTGGAGTTGACCGACGCCGAGATCGTCCACCGCGCTCTGCAGATCACCACGCGCCAGGTCGAAGCGCTGACGGCGGAAAACAAGATGCTCGCTGCGGCGATCGACCGCGATGCTCCGCTGGTCGCAAAGGCCGAAGCGCACACCGGGTCGGACTCCGATGTGCACCGGCAGGAGTTCGCCCGCGAGGTCCAGGCATGGGGCACCAAGCAGGGGCTCGACATCAAGCAGGCCGACGTGCTCCGCTTCCTCGGGCACATCGGGTTGTTCATCAGGGGTGAGCGTTCGGACACCGGCCACGCCACCGCCGATGCGCAACGCCGAGGGCTGGCCTTCACTCACAAGGATGTCGCGAAGAACGGCTACGCCTACGCAGTCGGCAAGCTCACCCCCGCCGGCCAGGACTACGCGTGGAAGCGGATCACGAAATACGTTGGTGAGCACGGGAATTTACAGCTGCCGCGTGAGCTACGGGGCGGTGACCCGGCATGAAGTTCTCAGGCGAGTACCTGTACAGGGTGCGCGTGGTGCGCTACCCCGAAGGCGCATTCGAGCCCATCGGCCCAATTGACCATGAGCATCCCGAGGATTCGATCTGGACGCCGGTTCCTGGTTGGCGGCCTCCGGGTTGGCGGCCGGTCGGGAATTACACGCAGATCATGGGCACCGACGAGTTCGTGTGGCCGGTAACAAACAGGGTCTATGGGTCGCGGTCGACGGCTCAGAAACGCGCGGAGCTGCTCGAATCCTTCGGCGCCACAGCGATTGTTGAGCGTTCTTCTCGGATTACTTGGCCTGAGTGTGAATTGGAGGCTGCCTCGTGATCGGGTTCGTTCGTGTTCTGACGTTCATCTTCGCTGTCGCTGGCAGTGTGTGTGCGGTCATCTCGAAACGCGCTGGCATGGAGGTTGATTGCGACGCGTGGCTGGTGGTGGCGATCGTCGGGCTGGGTGTGTTTTTCGGCGTCAAGCATGTGGTTGATGATGCGGGCCGACGGTTGTGGATGGCGGCGTATCGGCATGACCAGTGGGCGCGGCGGGACCGTGAGGCGGGGCGCTGATGGATACTCGCGATCTAACGCCCGGTGACCGGCGTGAGCTTCGAGCGCTAGTCAAGAAACAGTTCGCCGTTCTGCGTAACGACGTGAAGCGTCGCAAAGACGAGCTTGTGTGCGAGATCGAGTCCGAGCTGTTGCGTCGATACCGCGATCAGGATGAGCGTATCGAACAGGCTCGCCGCGCTATAGAAGCGGCCCTTAGCGCCTATAAAGACACTGTGTCTCAAATAGTTTCGGGCTTGCGTGCGACCGATCCAACTCTTGAAATTTATACCGATTACGGTAACAAGCTGCTGGCGCAAGACACGCGCCGCACGCAGTTACACAAGGCGTTAATCGCCTCGGTTCCGCAGCAGATTGCTGATGCGTCGACCAAGCTCGACCAGCAGGAGCTTGAGCTGCTGCGTGATTTGACGATCGGCGTATTGGATACCAGCCAGGCGCAGCAGTTCCTTTCGCGCATTCCCACCGTGGGCGAGTTGGTTCCCAAGGCGCGGCTGGCCGAATTGGATGGTCCACAGTCATGACCGCCCCGGAGTCGCTTGAGTTTCAGCTTCGCGCTGAGCGTAGCGCGAATGCCTATCTGCATCGGGTGGTTACGGCGCAGTGCGTGGCGATTGATGAGCTTATTGAGGCGATGGCGGCGGGCCAGTGCACGGTGCTGCCGACTGTTGCGCAGTTGACTTCCACGGGCGGCGTGGGCCAAGGCGGTGCGTCGTGACCGAGATCCCGGATGGACCCTGGCGTGCTGTCGAGTTGCCGTCGCCGCGAATGACGTTGATTGATCACGGTGTTGAGCACGGTATTCCGTGGGTGACATGCCGGGCGCCGCTGTACGGCGCGGCTAATGGGTATGTGAAGATCCCTGCTGGGCATCATTGGCACGGCCTGGATTACGACGCTATCAACGTCGATGTCCACGGCGGACTCACATATGCAGATGGCGACTGGATTGGTTTCGACACGGCGCATTGTGGTGACATTTGGCCTGGCACACCCGATTACGGCGGCCCCAAATCGTGGGATCGGTATTGGGACGACGAGCAGGTAGCGACTGAGACACGCTCGCTAGCGCGCAAAGTTTCCGCCGCCGCCTTTGAGGTGGCGGAGCTATCCGGTTCAAGGGCATCTATCGGTGATGAGGATGAGTTGCTCGGCGGTGCCCAATGATTCGCGCGGTGACCGTGTACACGCGCACGCATCCGAAGTGCATGCAGTGTGAGCAGACGAAGCGGCATCTTGGCCGGCGGGGTATCGCGTTCACCGAGGTCGATGTCGACGACGACCCGTGTATCCGTGAGGCGATCGAGTATCTGGGATTCGGATCGTTGCCTGTGGTGGTCGCGGCGACGTCCGAGGGCGAGTTGGTGTGGGCCGGGTACCGACCCGATCGGATCGATTCGCTTGCGGCGCATGTGACATCGGCCGGAAACGGTTTCAGCGGATTGTCACAGGTGCGGCCATGAACATCTTCGGTGTTACTCGTTCTTTGTCGTGGCTGCCGTTCCGTAGCGCGGTTGGTGTGGTGTGGTGGTTGTTGGATTGTGGGCGTGCGGCGGATGACGCGTGGGCCGCGGCGTGCGAACGACGGAAGCGGGACGCGGCAGCGGACAGGTTGGCCGAACACGAAGCGCAGCAAGAGGTTTGGGAACCACAACTCACCGATGACGAGATCGTCGCTGTGCGTCAGCTCATCGAAGACAGGTTCCCCCGATTCGGGGGCTACCCGCGGGTTGAAACCGCAAACACGGACACCCGGTTTTCTTCCGCTGCTGTCGACGGGAGTCCGGTAGCGGAAGACGGCCCCGCGTCGGCAACCCCCGACCCCGCCGGCGCGGGGCACCCACTCACGGCTTTTGATCTTCGTGATGCGGCGCAGGCCGTACGTCGCCACGCGTCTTACACCCGTGCCCCAAGAGCCTGGGAGTGCCTGGGCAACAAGCTCGAAGCTGCTGCCGCCGCAATGAAATAAGCCCCCGGCCGTTGTGCGCGGCCAGGGTCCTACAACCCAACAAGGAAAGGATGGTTCCCAACGTGGGCGACGACCAGTCTAACGGAAGGATTTACGTGACCGCCGACTTAGGGCCGGTCGAAGTGCGTCCAATCAACGGGTATCCGGGCCGCTACTGGGTTGGATTCGGTGAATTCCATGATGTCGCGGTCCATGTGACCGCAGAGCAGTGGGACGCGATCGACGCCGCTGTCCGCGCGGGTATTGCTGCCGCGCAAGCACCGCAGCAGGCCGCGTCATGAGCCGGGGTCGTGTGATTCCCGGGTGGACGCGTGTTTTGGCGCAGCGCGCGGAGCGGGACCAGCATCTGCGGGCGCTGTCGCAACTCGCAGAGTTACAAGAGTTGCTATTCGCCACCCTCGACCACGATGGCGGCCTGCTGCGGCTCCCGCGACCCGGACAGATCGAGGCGGAAGCGGCCCGCGCCGCAGGGCTTGGCCGAATCAACCCTTGGCCGTGGGACCGGGCTAAAGCCGAACTCGCCCGCTGGCGCAACGAACTCGACCAGGCCGCATGATGTCCGCGACCCTGGTGCGTTCCAACCATCCGCACGCCGCCGTCTCCCTCGAACTCGGCGAACTGCAAATCGTTGTCCCCCACAAGCCCTGGCATTCCGACGACATCATTTTCGACCTGCATTTCCAGCATGGGACGATGGCGATCCCCTCCCAGCGCCTGGTGAATGTGGTGCGGCAGTGTCAGGAGGCGTTGGCGTGCCCGCCGCTGGACCTTGATTGTTCGGGCGCGTTCTGCGAGACACCGGAGGCGGCGGGATGAGCGCGCGTCCCGGTCTGGGTTCGCGTGGCCGTGATGCCCTTGACTGGCAGGGGCTGTCAGGTGGTGGCCGAGTGCCGCGAGTACGCCGTCACCCACGTACCGGCCGGCTCACCGTTTGGGGGGCGACGAACGAGATTGAGCGCCGGGCGATTCGGCGTGCCCGCAGGGGTGCGGCATGAGCCCGCCTACCGACCGCTGCCCCTTCTGCGGCGGTGCCGGTGTGATCCGGTGCGCCAACGTTTACCGCAGCCACCGCGGAAAGCCGTTCGTGACATGGGAGTTAGCCGCGGTGGTGCCGTGCGGCTGCCGATACAGGGAGGCGTCATGACCGAGAAACTGTCGGATATCGCCGCCCAGGCCGTTGTATGGGCGCTCATCGCGGACGTGGCCAAGGAACACAAGGACGCCGCCCGCGCCCGGCTGACGGAGCTGATGGGGGCCGACGCCGCCGCCGTCAAAGCTGTCGCTAACGGCGCGGATATCGGTAGGGCCACATGGGTTGAAGGCAAACCTAAACCGGCTGTTGTTGATGCGGCGGCGTTCGCGGCGTTCGTCGCCGAGCACTACCCCACCGAGGTCATCACCACGGTAAACCCCGCATTCCAGCGAGCGCTGCTGACCAAGGCGCAGGTTGTGGCGGGCAGTGTGGTGCTGGACTCCAACGGCGTCCCCATCGCCGGCGTCGAGCTTCGCGCATCCGACCCGTACGTGTCCGTACGCAAAACCGACGAAGCCCGTGCGACTGTTGAAACCCTGCTCGGCGGCGGGTATCTCACCCTCGACGGCATCACCCAACCCGAACTCGAAGCAGGCCAGCCGTGAGTGGGGTCGGGAAGCAGTTCGTGTACGACCTTGCCGTTAAGAAGCTTGGCGCCGAGGTGGACCAGTGGCTCGTCACCCAACATCCCGCCCTGTTCGAGCATGACCGGACACCGCGCGGGCTCATCGAATCCGGCTGCCCCGCATGCCTTAACCAGGTCACTAGACTGTTGGAGGCGATGCCCTGATGGCGATTCGCGTGAGGAAGCCAACCGGCATACCCCCGTGGCCACTCATCCTCCTTGAAGGGGGGGAAAAGGTCGGGAAGTCTTATGCTGCAGCGCAATTCACCGCTTGCGAAAAGTTGGGGCAATGCTACTGGATTGACCTCGGTGAAGGTTCCGCCGATGAATATGCCGCTATACCAGGTGCTGACTATCTGATCGTCGATCACGACGGGTCGTGGCACGACATTGTCGGGCAGGTCACCGAAGTCTATTCAGCGGCAGCCAAGTCAGAGAAGCCGGTGGTGCTGATTGTCGATTCGATGACCGCCGAGTGGGAGCTGTTGAAAGACTGGGCGTCGAAACGGGCGCGGGAGTCGAAGTTCGCGCAGAAACGGCTCCGCGAAGACCCCAACGCTGAGATCAAGCCCAGCATGAATCTGTGGAACGACGCCGGCGACCGCCACCACCACCTGATGCGGCTACTGATGACGTTCCCCGGCATCGTGGTGATGACCGCACGCGGCAAGGATGTTGCGGCCCTGGACGGGGACGGCAAACCCATCCCCGGGGCTAGGGAGTACCGGGTTGAGGGGCACAAGATGTTGCCGTACGACGCTTCGGTGTGGGTCCGTTTATCCCGGGACGAGCCACCGACGGTGATCGGCTGCCGCTCCGTACATTCCGGGCTGCGGCCGGGCGTGGACCCACCGCAACGGTACCCGGAGTTCAGCCTCGAACACCTGATATTCGAGGTGTTGAAGATCAATCCGGCCGAGGCGCAGGCCCGGGAAGTCACCGACCTTATCGCCGACGAGTTCGCCCTCGCCAACTCCGCGCGCGCCGCCCTCGGAGACTTCCTGCGTCTACACAAGATCGCCTACAAGCCTGTCGCGGAACGCTTCTACAGCGAGCGGGACGAGGAGCTTGAGACGTGCATGGATCCCACAGCCATCTTCGACTTCCTCAAAACGTTGAAGGCCGAGGCCGCGGCGTGAGGTACACGGGGTTTCACGCCGGCACCGTCGAGCTGATCACTGCCCGCAGCGGCGGCCACTGCGAGATCCTGGCCACCGGCTGCACATTCGTGGCCACGGAGGTTCACCACCGCCGGCCGCGGGGGATGGGCGGCACACGGCGCCCCGAAACGAGTAGTGCGGCGAATGCTTTGCACGCCTGCCGCTCGTGTCATATGCGGTGTGAGTCGTTCCGCACCTGGGCGCGCGACAACGGCTTCGTCGTGGCCCAGCACCTCAATCCCTGTGATGTGCCGGTGTGGTGGCGGTGCAACACCGACGGCTACGGCAAACGCCTGGTGCTGCTGGACGACGCCGGCGGCAAAACCCCCGTACACACAGAAGGGACCGCCACCGCATGAACCAATACAACGACCCGGCCAGCCCCGCGGTCGTGGATGCGTTGACCCGCCGCTGCCGCCAATGCAAATCCGAGGTCGGCGTGTATTGCACGAACCATCCCATCAGTGCTGGGCCGCTGGCGGGCAGGCTCGTGCACTTTGAAAGGTGCGCAGCATGAGCCGGGAAGAAGACCAGACGCTGCGGGATGTTCGGGCGGCGGCCACCGCGTACGGCGAGATTGTGTCGGCGACAAGCGACACCATTACCATCCAAGGCTGGTTCACATCGGGCATAGCCATCGAGCTGCATGCGGGGGCGCGGGTGGTGGTGCTCACCGAAGATGAGGCCATCGAACTACTCGGGTCGCGGGGGGGTGCGGAGGAATGAAATTCGCACTCAACTCCGGCGCCCTAGCCGAATCTATCGCAGCCGCAACCAGTTCGCTGGCCACCAACCCGCACACCCCGATTCTCGGCGGGGTTTTGGTCGAGGCCCAGATAGGCGCGGTCACGTTCAGCAGCTTCAACTGGGAACGCTCCACCACCCGGGTTGTGGCCGCCGACATATCGGACACGGACACGGTGGTGGTGGCCGGCCGGCTGCTCGCCGTTGTCGGCGGGAACCTGCCGAAAAACACGGAGGCGGTTGTCACCGTGTCCGACTCAGAAATGATGGTGGATGCGGGCCGGACCGGGTTCCGGCTGCCGCTGATGCACGCCCCAGACTATCCGGCGCTGCCGGCCGTGGACGCCGCCGATGTGATCGGCTCGGTGGACTGTGGCACGTTCGCCGAAACAGTGCGGGTGATAGGCGGGTTCGCCGCCACCGACCCGAAACCGGCGAACCTGACCGGCCTGCACATCGTGTGCGAGCCCGGGTTCATGGAGTTGCGGGCCACCGACCGGTATGTGATCGCCCGGCGACGCATCGAATGGTCGGGGACAGCCGCCGCCACCATTTTCGTTCCGGCCGCCGACCTGCTGGCCACCATCAAAGCCGTCACCCACACCGGTGCCGACCCGGTCGAAATCCTGTGGAACGACAACCTGTTGGGCCTGCGCACACCGTCGACAACCGTCACGACACGCGTCATGGCCGAGGAGTTCCCGGATATCGACCGCGTGATGCACGCCGACGCCTACCACTGCGCGGTCACGGTGCCCACCGCCGAGCTCGCATCCATGTTGAAGCGGGCCGCCGCGGTGGCCGACGACAAGCTGTCCCAGGTGGACATTGCCACCGAAGGCGACACCCTCACCGTCACCACCACACAAAGCGCCGCCGGCAACATCGCCGACAGCGTCGCCGCCGTACACCACGGGCCCGACCGGCGGGTCGCCCTGTCCAGCCGCATGCTAGCCAAGGCCCTCGAATGCGTCGACGACGAAGCTGTCACGCTGGCGTTCCAAGAGGGCGGGCATAAGGTGTCGATCTACCCGGGCGTCATCGAGGCCGGCGCCACTTTGCGTCCGCCGGACACCGACACGGCGGCGGTGCTCATGGGCATCGCGGGCGGGCGCTGATGACGAGCTACACCGATTTTTTGTCCCGTAAATCACGCCTGGCGGTACCGCTCGGTAGAGACTGCGCGCCATCTGAGGTACACCCATTCTTACATCCTTGGCAACGAGAGATCGTTGCGTGGGCGGTGTGTGCCGGGCGGGCGGCGCTATGGGAGGACACCGGCCTGGGAAAAACCCTGCAACAGCTTGAGTGGGCCAGGCTATCCACTGACCGCAGGGCGCTCATCGTGGCACCTCTTGCGGTGTGCCAGCAAACGGTGCGCGAGGCCGCGAAGATCGGCCTGCCAGCCGCGTATGTCAAGCACCCCAACGATATCGAGCCGTATGAACATGTGACCGTTTTCATCACAAACTACGAGCGCCTGCACCTGTTTTCGGCATCATCGTTCGACTCGGTTGTACTCGATGAATCATCGATCCTCAAGCAATCGGACGGCAAGACAAGGTCCATGCTGATCGACTGGGCCCGCGACATACCGCACCGCCTGGCGTGTTCTGCTACACCCGCACCCAACGATCCTGAGGAACTAACCAACCAGGCCGAATGGTTGGGCCGGATGACCCGAACCCACATGCTCGCCGCGTATTTCATCCACGACCAGGACGGTTGGCGGCTCAAGCGCCACGGCAGAGAGCCTATGTATCAGTGGATGTCGCAGTGGGCGGTGGTGTTGCGGAAACCGTCCGATTACGGCGGCGACGACACCGGATATACGCTGCCGAGCCTGCGCATTGTCGATCACGTCCTGCCAACCAACAACGACATTATCCCTGATGGTCAGCTGTTCGCCACTGAGATTGGCGGTGTAACGGGCCGGGCACAGGTTCGGCGGGCCACGCTACAGGCCCGTGTAGCACGTGCCGCTGAGCTGGTCGCCGCGGAGCCGGACGAGTCATGGCTCCTGTGGTGTGGCCTCAACGCGGAGGCTGATGCGTTGGCGGCAGTGATACCGGGCGCGGTGAACGTGCACGGCGCACTAGACCCCGACCAAAAGGCGCGGCTCCTACTATCGTTCGCGGACGGTGACATCCGCGCGCTGGTGACCAAGCCTCAGATCGCGTCGCTCGGCATGAACTGGCAACACTGCGCCCGGATGGCGTTCGTAGGTCTCGGCGACAGCTACGAGCAGTACTACCAAGCGATTAGACGCTGCTACCGCTACGGCCAACAGCGGATTGTGCAGGCACACATCATCCTGTCCGATCTTGAATCGCAAATCGCCAACAATGTGAAATCCAAAGAGCGGCAAGCCTCCGAGATTACCGATGGGCTAATTCGGCACACCCGACGAGTCAGAGAGATGGTGGGAGCATGATCGTGGAATATGACTGCCAGTGGTGCGGCACTCATGTCCGAAAATCCCGTAGCCCGGCGACATTTCGAGGGACATACCCAAAATTCTGCTCACAAGCATGCAATGGCGCGTCCCGTAAGGGAACTGGCGCAGGGATTCGCCCAAATCATGAGTTTCACTGCGTAGTCTGTGGCAAACACTGCCGGGTCTACCGGAGCCCCTCTGCGCCAACGCCAGTCACATGCTCGCTGACGTGCACAGGAGTTAAGAACAGTGGTTCTGGCAACGGCTCATTCACCGGCGGTCGACACGTTGCCGACACAGGTTATGCGCGCGTGCTCGCGCCCAGTCACCCCGACGCAGATTCTCGCGGCTACGTGTACGAGCACCGCATCGTTATGGAGCAGAAAATCGGCCGGCGTCTAACCAAAACGGAAGTGGTGCACCATATCAACCACGTGCGCGACGACAATCGTCCGGAAAATCTAATGCTGTTTGCCAGCCACTCTGAGCACCTTCGGCACCACTGCGCCGAGGAGTCCGCCCGTGTCTGATGGTGGTTATGTTCGCGATTACGCCGAGGGCAAGAACTGGCAGCTGTATCTTGGCGACAGTTGTGAGGTTCTGTGCGAGCTGGCCTCAGACTCTGTAGATCTCAGTGTTCAATCCCCACCCTTCGCGTCCCTTTTCACCTACTCCCCGTCGCTGCGCGACCTCGGCAACAGCGCGAGCCGCGAGGAGTTCTTCGAGCACTACAGCTACATCATCCGCGAACAACTGCGCGTCACCCGCCCCGGCCGGCTCTCCTGCATCCACGTCCAACAACTCACCACCACCAAGTCCACCGACGGCTACATGGGGATGACCGACTTCCGCGGCGAAGTGATCCGCGCATTCCAGGCCGCCGGCTGGATATTCAACGGCGAAGTCACCGTGTGGAAAAACCCACAGGCGCAATCGATCCGCACACGATCACACGCCCTGGCGTTCGCCACCAAAAACCGCGACTCAGCGGGCAGCCGACCCGCACTCGCGGACTACCTGCTGCTGTTCCGCAAGCCCGGCGAAAACCCGGTGCGTATCAAAACCGATGTCACCAACGACGAGTGGATCGAGTGGGCCGCCCCAATTTGGGAGGACCACCACGACGGCGGCTGGCTCACCGAAGACGGCCACCTATGCCCCGTCTGGTACGGCATCCGTGAAACAGACACCCTTAACACCAAGGTCGCCAAAGACGACGCCGACGAACGCCACATAGCACCACTACAACTGGGCTTCATTGAGCGCTGCTTGCGGCTGTGGTCGAATCCCGGCGAACTTGTGCTCACACCATTCGCGGGTATCGGCTCCGAGTTGTACGTTGCGATCAAGCTGGGGCGCCGCGGGGTGGGTATCGAACTCAAGCCATCGTATTGGCGTACAGCGGTTAACAACCTGACCCGGCTTGAACAGCAGCTACAGCAGCCGTCGTTATTCGAAGCGGATGAGGCTTCGGCATGACGTTCCAAATTTTCGGCACCGACCATCTGCGGTCGCGTTCTGGTGTGGCCGCGGTGATGCAGGCCGCAGACCGGGCCGCGGATAACGCCCGCTGGCGTGAACAAGTCGCCGAAGCCTTAGGTGTCGCCCAGCAACTCAGCCCGGATGACGCGGTCGCCGTCATCGAAAAATGGTCGACCGACGTCCAGTACTACACCGCCCAAATACGCGAATTGCAGTGCCGCGTACAAGAACTCGAAGCCGCCGCCGAAGAGTGAGCGTGGGATCACAAAGACCGGAAGCCGAAGGTGGTGCGCCGATGAGTGAACTTGAAGACCTCTGGACCGCCATCCAGGAGGCGCGCTGATGCGCATTCGGTCGACGAAGCCTGAGTTCTGGCGCTCCAAGACGATCGCCCAACTGGACTGGGATGTGCGGTTCGTCCTCAAGGGCATCGAGGCCTACGTCGACGACAACGGAGTCGGCAAAGACGACATCGCTCTGATTGCCTCCGACGTCTTCCCTCGCGACCTTTCCGCGAGGGCTTCGGAAACCCTCGCGAGACTTTCCGAAGCGATTTTGACCCTCGTTCAGCAGGGCTTAATCGTCCGCTACGTCGCCGACGGCGAAGAATTGCTCTATGTCGACAAGTGGGCAGACATCCAACGAGTCGACAAACCCAACAAAGGACGTTTCCCCAGGCCAGACGGCACAATGGAGTACGCCCAACCCGTCAATCGCGACAGTTACCGAAACCCTCGCGAGACCCTCGCGACGACTTCGGAAACTCTCGCGCCTGGAACAGGGGAACAGGGGAACAGAGGAACAGAGGAATCTCCTTCTCTTACGTTGGTAGAGGGGGGTTCGGGGGGAGACCCCGCTGTTGCGGCTGACGCCGCCGACACACGCAGAGGGCACCGACTCCCTGACAACTGGCGACCAAGTCCAGACACCATCGCGGCGATGCGCCAGCAGTTTCCACACGTAGACCTCAAGGCAATCCACGACGAGTTCACCGACTACTGGCGCGGTGTCCCTGGCGCCAAGGGCCGAAAACTCGACTGGGAAGGCACCTGGCGCAACCGTGTCCGTGAAATCGCCGGCCGCCAACGCGCACCCAACGGCCACACCGTCATCGGCAAACCGACTCAAAAGGCTCTCGGTTGGCAAGCCGCCGGGGAAGCACTACTCGCCGAAATGGAAAACCAATGACCATCAACGCATCACCGGCCACCGTGCGGGCTGTCACTAAAGCGTTCCAACTCGCCGGCATCCTCGATGACCGCTGCGCACAACCTGACAAGGCGCGTATCGCAGCGTGGGCCGAACAGGTCGAACGCCACAAACTCACCGAACCCGACCTCCTCGATGGCTTACAGGCGTTCTACGACTCACCGTCCGAACGGGCCATCCAGATCGGGGATTTGATTCACCACGCGCGCATCATCCGCCGCGACCGCAACGAGCGCGAGGAAGCCGCCGAGCAGGCCGCGCGGCTGAAAGTCCACGATCAGCAGGCGGTCGATGGGATCAGCGGTGTCGCGGCGGTGATGGGGCCGGTGAAGAACCGCACCCCCCGCCTGGTGAAAGCGGAGCTGGCGTTGCAATGCGCTTCCGGGAAGCGGGAAGTCCTTGCAGCGATGAGTGAGTGGACCGCCGCGAAACTCGAAGCCAAGGGAAATCCGGCGGCTCATCAGGGACGTATCAAAGACGCCACGAAAGCAAAGGAGGCGGAATGACGCGGAAGTTTGAACCTCTCAACTTGGCTTCGGTGCTAGTAGAGGCACTCGCACTCAGCGGATGGGAGCCGGTGTCGTGAGGTTGTCTGCTTTGCAGCGGGCTAACGCTGTGAAGAACTCGGGGAAGGCCCGGGAGCAGGGGGCGGCGAAGCGGGAAGCTACGGAGCGGGAGATGGACTGGGACGCCGCTATCGCCCGGTTGAAGGCGTTGCTGGACCGGATTGACGCTGACCACCCGCAGAGGTCAACGAAATGACGGCCCAGCAGCCCCGTGACGCCACGAATCCCACCGTCCCGGTACGAGACCAGCTGGCAGCCGCCCAAAACGCGGCAGAAACGCTGTCAGCCCTGAATTGGGACACGTACCGGTGTCAGTGCGTTCACGGCCACACCTGCACCGAAACCGCGGGGTGGGTGGTGCATATCCACGCGATCGACGCCTGCAACCAACCGGGTTTGGATCCGTGTGGGAATCGGGTGGAGATCCGGTGCGGGTCGTGTGTGGCCCGGCTACGCACAGAAGTCGGGGAGAAGTTGGCTCGGCTGTCTCCGTGGGGGCGGCCAGCGTGTCAGGGCTGCGGTGCACCCATCGCCGCCGTTTCGGATGTCATCAGGGGAGTGGCGCAGCTATGACCATTATCGGCATGGTGCAGGCGTTGAACTCTGCGCCGTGGGTGTCCTCCGCGTTGTGCGCCCAGTCGGACCCAGAGCTGTGGTTCGACAAGACATGGGCCGAACGCAAAGCGAAACTCGTCTGCCAATCCTGCCCTGTGCGTAGGGAGTGTCTTCTCCTGGCGTTGGAGCAGCGGGAGCTGTTCGGGGTGTGGGGCGGGAAATCCCCGGAGGAACGCGCCGCTATCCGCCGGGGGGCGCCTATCCGGTGGGAGCGGATCAAGTGCTGCCATGGCCACGATTTAGGGGAGGTGGGGTTGACGATTCGGGGCCTGTGTGAGGCGTGCGCCGCGGCGCGGACAAAGCGGGATGTGCAACGCAGGCAACAACTACGGCAACCATCGGAGGCTTTGTGACTGTAACCACAACCCCGACGGATGGGAATCTCCCACAAGCTAAACGCCTCCTGGGTGACGCCATCTCATCCCTGATTGACCCGCAGCCGTGGGTGGACAACAACCGCACCTACTGGCTGAACTCCCGCTATCACCGACTGCGCGACGCGCTCACCGCGCAGAGGATCGGATCGTCCCACAAACCCGCCAGTAAGCCGCCGGCGTGGATAGACGCTATCGACCTCCTCAAGGACATCGACCACCAAGCGCACCTGTGGGAACCCGCCTGGCCCGTCAGTGATTGCGACGACTGGCCCACCGTCCAACGCCTCCGACAGGTAGACCTCCGGAAGTGGCGGCCGCAGGACGTCACCCTCATCACCACCATCACCGGCGACCTGGCACGGTTCATCGCCCGCATCGATCAGTTGTTCGCCGCAGCCCCGAAAACACTGCCCGATAAATGCCCCCAGTGCGGCAACAGCGAAACCCGCAGACGTGTCGATGACGGCGGCGTCACCGCCACCTCCCGCGTCCCAGCCCTGCAGATCACTGATGATGGCTGCACCTGCCAGCACTGCAAAGCCCACTGGCCCCCCGACCGGCTCGTCTTCCTCGGCCGCGTCCTCGGCTACCGCATCGAGGGGGTCATCGAGACATGACCAGGTTGTCAGTGCGCCTGTATATCGGTAGCCAGCAAACATGAAAAATCTTCCCCCAACTGTTGACTGATATACAACGTAGGATGTATAGTCATATACATGAGCAACGCAATCAAGCTAGACCGCCGGTTCGGCAAGTGCCGCATCAAGGGCTGCAAGACTCGCCGAGTTGTCCAGGGCCACACCATCAACGGAATGGAGATCTGGTACCGGGGCGGCAATGAGAACGAACTCCGCTCCATCGGGTGCTGGTGCAACGAGCACAACACCTGGCTTGAGTGGAACCAACTCAAGGGCCGGGTCAACCGCGAGAAGGAATGCAACGGGGTATGCATGGCCGGCGTGGGGCCGTCCTGCGACTGCGCCTGTGGCGGCGAGAACCACGGGAAGGCCCACATCTGATGACCGATAACCTGAACCGAGCCGCCCGCTCCCTGCGGGCGGCTCGTCAGCGCCTGGAATCCGCGATGACCGACGCTGAACTAGCCGCCCAGGAAGCGCATCGAGACGGCACACCTGAAACCAAGATCGCACGCGCGCTCGGCGTCAACCGAATGACTGTGCGCCGCTGGCTAGGGAAGCCTTACCCACCGACGCTGCCAAGCGAGACGCGGTTCACCGGCTCCGACTGGACTTAGAGGCAGCAAATCGCAAGACGACATAAGGATTGGATATGAGTAGGAGTCACCCGAAGTGCTGGGGGCCGGATGGGCATGTGTGCCAAGAGCCTTCGGGCCGCGACTGCATCGACTGCGGGAAGCCAGCCGGAACGCTGTGGGGTCCGTACTGGTGCCCCGACTGTGACGTGAAGCGACTCGACAAGATAAGCGCCAGTCTGGACAGCATTCTTGCCGACATGCAGCAAACCGGCACTTGATAGAAGAACGGATACTCAGCATGAACCCCTGCGCCTGGTGTATTCGCTTCACCGCTGGACGCGCCGAGTCGTGCCAGTTCCCCGACAGTGACCTATGCCGGACAGAACGGCGACTGGAAGACCTCGCCCACGCAATCAACCGGCCAGCGCGAGCAAACCACTACCTGACAGAAAGAACGGAGGATCGGTACATGGACTGGACACCAGTCAACGGCTCGCTGATGATGACACGTCGGCAGCCCAGCGGGTACGAATACCGCATCCGACAGCAAGATAACGGTCGCGCGCTACTGATCGCCGAAGGTCGAATCAGCGACGGCAAACCTCCTGAGCGCCGGGAGGTTTGTGCCAGCACGCAGGCGGCGGTGCAGTTGGCGAATCAGTGGGAATGGCAGACCCGCGCTTGACGTAAGGATCACCTACCCGGTGAGTTACAGGAGAGGCCACCCCCGCTGCTACCCGAACTGGCGCGCTAAGCAACGGGCGGCGTAGGGGCTAGCTGTGAGTGGCGATTCGTGGATCAAGGCACAGCAAGACAACAGCGACCCGAAGCTTGCCAAACGTGAGCGGATTGACTTCTCGGTGCGACGCGCCGACGACGACGTAATTGTGTTTCCTCAATTCAACAGTTAACCTTGTGGAGGTACCTTTAGTGTACCCGGAGTCAGGTACGCCCGGCTTGTAGCCTAGGCAACCACTCTCTTGCGCCGCCCTTCTGTTTCACAGAGGCGGCGTTCGTCATTCCAAACCCCTCGCGGTTTCCGCGGTCAACGCTCAACCCCTTCGAATAGAGGCGGCCACCTCCATGCGCCAACCCCTGCGCCTTGTCCTGTACGGAAACGGCGAACTCCCGTACTGCTCCGAGGTGGTACTGGTTGGTGAGATCCCGCCGGGTATAGAGCTGGACCACACTTGCTTCGTTCGCCGTTGTGTGAACCCAAAGCATCTCAGATTCGCCACGCCGAAACAGAATATGGAGAATCTCCGCGGAGCGCGCCGTGACAACAAGGCCGGGCTTCGAGGGGTCTTCCTGCACAAGCCAGGACGGTGGCGCGCCCAGGTGGGCCACAACGGCAAAATTATCCATTGTGGATTGTTTGATTCGCCCGAAGAGGCCGCCGCCGCTGCGCAGGCAAAGCGCAACGAACTGTTCACGCACAACGATGCCGATCGGCGAACCGCATGAAGTTAGTCCTCGTAGGCAACGTGGGCTGCGCACACAGTTCCGAAACGCACCACGCGCTGTCCCTGGAATCTCTTGGCCACGACGTCGTGAAGCTGCAAGAAGGCCGTGCGACAGGGGAGCAGATACTCGAGGAATCGCTGGCCGCCGATGCTCTGGTGTTCGTACACACCCACAGTTGGTCGACGCCAGGGCTAGAACTTGAAACCGTTCTGCGCATCCTAAACCGTGCCGGAACCCCCACGCTCACTTACCACCTGGATCTATGGCGAGGACTGCAACGACAACGCGACCTCGACAGAGACCCGTTCTACCGCAGTATCGGTTGGTTCTTCACCGTCGACAAGCTGATGGCGGACTGGTTCCGTCAGAAGACCGCTGTCAAAGGCGAGTTCATGCCGGCCGGCGTCTTAGAAGCAGAGTGCTATATCTCCGACGGACCATCGGAGCACGCCAACGACGTGATATTCGTAGGTTCGCGAAACTACCATCACGAGTGGCGTTGGCGCGGTGAGCTTTTAGACTGGCTCCGCAAAACCTATGGCTCACGTTTCACCCACATTGGCGGCGACGGCGACACCGGCACAATCCGCGGCGAGGCACTCAACAGGGCCTACGCGAACAGCAAGGTAGCCGTCGGAGACACACTCTGCATCGGCTTCGAATACCCGTTCTACGCAAGCGACAGATTGTTCGAATGCGCCGGCCGCGGCGGCGCGCAAGTGTGGCCCTACATTAAGGGTGTTGACGATTGGTTCACCGACCGGGAACACCTACGGTTCTTCCAGTTTGGCGACTTCGACAACCTCCGTGACAACATCGACTACCTGCTTGAGCATGACGACGAGCGGGAGAATATGCGCCGCGCAGGCCACGAGCTGGTGAAGAACAACCACACGTACCGCCACCGTTGGCAGACGATCCTCGACACGGTGTTCTCGTGACGGAGATGGTGGAGGCCGTCCTCAACGGCGCGTACAGGATGGTTCTGCCGAAGCACCGCGCTGACCGCCCTGAGTGGCACACCGCTGAGGGTTGGGAGCGTGCCCGGCTGGACGCCATACACGCCCGCATTGGTACCGGGGATGTTGTCTACTACTGCGGCGCCGAGTTGGGTGAGATGCCCGCGCTGTGCCAAATGTGGGGCGCGGATTTGGTGTTGTTTGAGCCGAACCCGAAAGCGTGGCCGGCGATCAAAGCAGTCTGGGGCGCCAACGGCCTGCAGCCTCCGATCTGTTTCGCGGGCTTCGCCTCCAACGTGACCGCGATGCGCGGTGAGGGTCCGGTCACCGGCTGGCCGCGCTACACCCAACAGCAGATCGTCGAAGCGCACGGCTTCAAAGATCTCTACCTGGAAGCTGACAACTACCCCCAGGTGCGCATCGACGACATGTGGCAGATGTTGGGCTACTCACCGCCCACCGTCATTAGCTTCGACGTCGAGGGCAGCGAGTGGCAACTGTTGCGCGGCGCGGAGGAAACGCTGCGCCGCCACCGGCCCACCTTGTTCGCCTCCATCCACCCTGAGATGCTGATGCACCAGTGGGGCGAGTGGTCGCGCGACCTGCGCAACTGGATCATTAGTTTCGGATACCGCGAGACGTTCCTCGACTGGTCCCACGAAGCACACCTCGTCTACGAGCCGGCATGACCCGCCCCAACCCCCTCACTGACGAGCTATCCGACGACGCCAAGGCCGAACTGGCGGCCATCTTCGCTGAGATGAAGGCCCGCTACCGGCCGCGCATCGTGTGGGAACGCCGCATCGTCAACGGCCGAGTGGAGCGGGTGCGGCGCACGTGATCGACGTCGGATTCCTCGCCCCCGAAGGCTGCTGGGACCAAGCGCTGCTCTCTGATTTGCTCGACGGCACACTGTACCCCCACGACCTGGACACCCGTCGCCACCACGGATACCCCCAATCGGCCGGCTGTGTCCTCGTCGTGCCGGGACGCTACTGGTGGGAACGAACCGCCGACCTCAACGAGGCTGTCGCCGGGTACAGGTGGTTGTTGCTGATCGTCACGAGCGATGAAGAGTCGCTGTTCGACCACCGCAGGATTGAGCACCCGAACGCGCGCTTTTGGATCCAGACACCGCGCACCGACCGCGATTACGGGGACGCCAGACTGTTCGGCGTGGGATACACCCCCCACTTCCGCGACCTGCCCGCAGACCCGCCGCATAAACCGCTCGACGTGTTCCTCGCCGCACAAAACACCCACCCACGCCGCAACGAATGCTTCCAACAACTCGTCGAGCAGCGGGCCGGGAAGTCCCGCAAGATCATTGCGACTGAGGGTTTCACGCAAGGGCTCGACCCCGACGAGTACGCGCGGCACATGGTGGACGCCAAGGTGGCCCCCTGCCCGTCCGGGCCGGCGTCACCGGACAGCTTCCGGGTGTACGAAGCACTCCAAGCGCACGCCATTCCAATCTGCGACGACCTGTCGCCGGGGTATGACTCAACCGGATATTTCCGAATGCTCTATCCGGATGCACCTTTCCCGATCCTCACCAACTACGAATGCCTCCCCGGCTACATCGAAGACCAGTTATGGGAGTGGCCGGCGAACAGCAACAGAATCCAGGCGTGGTGGGCGCGGCAGAAACACCGCATGGCGCTGGATTTACTCGAAGACCTCAACGCGTTGGGCGCATTGTGAGCCCGCTGACCGCCGTTGTCCCGGTCTCCGTCATCCCTAGCAATCCCGACATCAGCATCGTTTCAGAGACGCTCGACAGCATCCGATTCCATCATCCTGATGCACCAATTGTCGTCACCTTCGACGGGGTTCGGGCGGAACAGGAACACCGCCGCGAGGCTTACGAAGAAGCCATTAGGCGGATTCTGTGGCGCTGCGACAAGGTGTACGGCGGTGTGGTGCCCTGGATATTCGAGGAGCCACGGCATCAGATCGGCATGCTGCGGGCCGTGATGGACGAAATCCGCACGGACCTACTCATGTATGTCGAGAGCGATACGCCAATCACCACCGATGAGCCGATCGACTGGGACGGCATCTGCGAGTTCATCCGATCCGGTGAAGCGAACCTGGTACGCCTGGCCCACGAATCACATTGGCTCGAAGCTCACGCACACCTCGGACACGGCCTGGCCGGTAACTACCTCAGGGTTTCTCAATGGTCCCAGAGGCCGCACGTCGCATCCAAGGCGTATTACCGGCGCATCCTCGACAGCCATTTCAGTCCCGACGCGTACGGGTTCATCGAAGACAAAATGCATTCAGTGCTTGAGCAGGCGCACCGCCTCGACGGCCTCGCCGGCTGGCGCCAACATTCCACGTTCCTGTATCACCCCGACGGCGGCAACATAAAGCGCAGCTATCACCTTGACGGTAGAGCTGGTGCGCCAAAATTTGATGCAGACCAGCGCTTTTAGCTAGTACACCGAACGCTTGATCGCCAAAAGGCTTGAACTATTTACACACAACAACGCGGACCGCGGGGAGACAGTAGCGTGAAGGAAAACCGTTGCGGATCGGCCTCATAGCTCGCAGCGACAGTCGCGGACTTGGTATTCAAACCAAAGGCTACTTTGACCATTTGCATCCGCATCGCACGATGGTTGTCGACTGCCCCAGCCTGAAACCCCTTCCGATCCGCCGCGATTGGTTCCCTGGCTCTATGTGGGTTCATGGACTGCCATCACTGAGGGATTGCGAGCAGTTCTGCCGGGACGTGGATGTGATCCTGTCCGCAGAAACGATGTATGGTTCTCACTTGCCTACGGTGGCGAAGCAGATGGGCGTGAAGACCGTTCTCGCGTGTAACTACGAGTTCCTTAACCGCCAGGACGAGCCGACCTTGTGGGCCGCCCCGTCCAAGTGGCATTGGGATGACATTCCTAACCCCAAGGTTCACCTGCCGGTTCCGGTGGAGGTGGACAGGTTCACCCCGCAGGTCGCGGCCCGCGCTTCTCGCTTTCTGCATGTTGTGGGTCGCCCGGCGGTTCATGACCGCGCCGGCACCGCTGATCTTCTCCTGGCACTCGAAAACGTCTACACCGACATCACAGTGACGATTACGTGCCAGGAGCCTAACTATGTGCGCGGGATCATCACCGCCCACAACATTCATTTACCCGACAACATTGACCTGCGTGTCTGTGAGGGCGATGTCCCTGATTACGCGGACCTGTACGACGCGCAGCATGTGATGATCTACCCCCGCCGGTTCGGGGGCCTTTCGTTGCCGATGCAGGAAGCGTGCGCGGCCGGTATCCCTGTTATCGCCCCCGCGATCTCACCGCAGTTGGATTGGCTACCGCGGGAGTGGCTGGTTTCTGCGTCGAAGGTGGGGGATTTCCGGGCTAAGCAGCGTGTCGACCTGTACACAGTCGACCATTTGGCCTTGGCAGAGAAAATCTTGAGGTTCGCGAATTACCCCGTGTTCTATCGGGAAGCAGCGGAGCGGGCAGTGAGCATCGCTAAAAGCCTTTCATGGGAGCAGCTACGGCCCCTGTACGAGAAGGTGCTAAGTGCATGAACAAGGTAATGCGCCGTACGGTCCGCCGCTTCGCCGCCGACTTCATTCCCGACTCGCTTGAGTGTAGCTTCGCCATCGGTATCGTCGCTCACCATTCACGCCTCGATCAAGCCAAACAACTCCACGATGAAGTCCAGGCTGACGTGCTCATGGTGGATGACACCAACCGCCGACTCGGATGCGAAGCCAACCACCGCCGCGTCTGGGCCGAACTCGCCACTATCGACACAGACTGGGGCGTTGTTCTGGAAGACGACGCCGTCCCAGTCCCCAACTTCCGTAACCAGCTCACCCAAGCGTTGAGTGTGGCGCCAACACCGTTCGTGAGTCTCTATCTCGGGCAGGGATTCCCCAGGCAATGGCAACACGCCATCCGCCGCACACTGACCAACACCACACCCAACACATGCTGGATAACCTGCGGCTGGATGCTCCACGCAGTCGGCATCGCCATCCGCTCCACACACATCCCAGCCATGCTGGACTACCTCAGCACCCACACCTACAAACCCGTAGACCAAGCCATCGGCCACCACGTCCGCACCATCGGCCACCACACCGCATACACACTGCCCTCACTAGTCGACCACGCTGACGGCCCCTCTGTTCACCAACATCAAGACGGCATCCCACGAACACTGCCACGCAAAGCATGGCGCACAGGGACACGTGACGTGTGGACCTCAAGAGCGATAGAGATGGCCAGGCAATGAGAACCACAACCCAACGCGGCTACGGCGCCAGACACAAACAACTCCGTAACCATTACCGGCCACTCGTCGCCGCCGGCAAGGTCAACTGCTGGCGATGCGGCCAGAAGATCCAACCCACAGACAAGTGGGACCTCGGACACGATGACCACGACCGCAGCATCTACCGAGGACCCGAGCACGCCAACACATGCAACCGCTCAGCTGCTGGACGCAAGGCTGCACGCACACGCAACGCGCCGCGACCAGTACCTGACACCACACGCGAATGGTGAACCAACACATGACATCTCACACACCAATAACGTTCAGCGACAACAACATTCACTCACGCGCACAAAGTGAAAGTGTAAGTGGCGCAACAACATTGGGGGGGTGGGGCACCATCGCGGAAAAGTTCGCGCCTGCTGTCGACTCTTCCGTCGCGCGTATCCCTCCCGTAACAATCCGAGTTACGTTACCACACAACAACATTCACGTACGAATGTTGTTGTGGCACAACGGGTTAAGCGCGTTGCGCCACAACGACATTCGACGGTTGCGCTACGCACGAAAAGCCATATGCCACAACAGGTTTGGTGTGCGTATCATGTTGTGTTTCAACGGGTTTCGGAGTAGCTATGCAGCGCCAGTGTGCGCAGTGTAACCGGCCGTTTGAGGCACAGCGGCCGCAGGCGAAGTATTGCGGCGCGACGTGCCGGGTTCGGGCCAGCCGGGCTGGCGGATCATCATCCGCAGCGAAGGCCCCCCCTGCTGTTGCAGCGGTCGAGGGTGCGGCTGATTTGGTGTCAGCGGTGACAGCGGAGCTGACGGCGGCGGGACGGGAGTCGTCTGCGTTGGGGGTTCAGGCGATCGCGATCGCTGAGCGGATGGCGCGGTTCGACACAAGTGCGGGGTTAGCGGCGTTGTCGAAGGAGTTGCGGGCGGTGATGGCGTCTGCGTTGCAGAACGCGGCCCCGGTGGCTGATGCGGTTGATGAGTTGAAGGCGCGTCGTGACCGTAAGCGCGCCGGCTGACCTTACTGGCCGGTAACAATGGTTGTTTCGCTGGTGCAGCCCGCGTACGCGAATTTCCCGGCCTGGTCGGAGACATTTGGCCCCGAAGTAGCTGACCTGGCGGATTTGGCGGGGTTCCCGCCGGATCCTGAGCAGGAGATCGCGCTCAACGCGTTGTTCGGGATCGACTCTGAGGGCAGGTCGGTGTCGTTTGAGTTCGCGTTGATCGCGGCGCGGCAGAACATCAAGACAGGGTTTTTGAAGCAGGCGGCGCTGGGATGGTTGTTCATCACTGATCAGCCGCTGATTGTGTGGTCCGCGCATGAGATGGACGCCACGCGTGAGGCGTTTCGGGACTTGACGAACCTGATTGAGAATTGTCGGCCGTTGGCGAAGCGGTTGGAGTCTGGTCCGACGAACGGCATTTTCCGCGGTTCGGGGCAGGAAGCGATCGCGTTGGCGCCGTCGAAGGAATGCCCGTATGGGCAGCGGCTGAAGTTTAAGGCCCGTACGCACGCTGGTGGGCGTGGTTTGACCGGTAACAAGGTCATTTTGGATGAGGCTTTCAAACTTCAGGACTCGCACATGGGTTCGTTGTTGCCGACGTTGTCGGCGGTGCCTGATCCGCAAGTGGCGTTTGGGTCCTCGGCGTGTAAGCCGGAGTCGGATGTGTTGCGGCGGATCGTGGAGCGCGGCCGCTCAACGGATGTGTCTAGGCGTCGACGGCTGGGCTATATGGAGTTCTGCGCCCCTGAAGATGCTTGTGAGTCCGACAATTGCCCCCACTATGTGGGTTTTCCGGGCTGCGCGATGGATAAGCGTGAGTGCATCGTCATGGCGAATCCGCAAGCGGGTCGGCGGATCACGTGGGAGTACTTAGAGGGGGAGCGGCAGTCGTTGTCGCCTGCGGAGTTCGGTCGGGAACGGTTGGGGTGGCATGACAAACCTGATCTGGCTGGGGAGCCGAAGATCAGCCTGGCGATGTGGAATGACTTGGCGGATGTTGATTCGACGCCGCTGGATCCGGTTTCGTTCGGTATCTACACCGAAAAGGACCGCGCGAGTTCGGTGATCGCGGTCGCCGCGTACCGGGCTGACGGTTTGATCCATGTTGGGGTTGTGCCGGCGCGGGAATCTGAGGCGATTGACCAGCTTCCGGGTACGGGGTGGATTCCGGAGCGGGCCAGGCAGCTGCAGGAGCGGTGGTCTCCCTGCGCGACGGTGATTGATTCGCAAAACGCTGCGGCGTCGCTGATCACCGCGCTAGAGGAGCAGGGGGTGGAGATTGTGACGACGACCGCGCAGGACATGGCGCGGGCGTGCGGAAATTTCTTCGATTTCGTAGTTGAACGCAAGATCCGCCATCAGGGTTCGCCTTCGCTGGCGCAATCCGTGTGTGCGGGTAAGCCACGTGACCTGGGTGACGCCTGGGCGTGGGACCGAAAGGACGCTGGCAGTGACATTACTCAGTTGGTTGCGGTGACGTTGGCTTTACATGGCCTGATTCTGCATGGGCGGCCGAAGACCGTTGAGGTGTGGGGGTTCATGAGTTGACGTCTGTACAGACGGCTGTGGCCGTGACGTTGGCGTGCATCCTGATTGTGGGTGGGGTGGCGTGGCTGTGCGTGCCCGCTGCGGTGGTCGTCGCTGGGGTTTTGCTGCTGTCCGGTTCGGTGCTGCTGTATGACAAAGAGGCTGACGGCAAGTGACGAGCCTTCTGGACCGGTTGAAGGGTGGCCGCCGGTCGGTGACGACGATCGACGACTACATCAGCCTGTTCAACTCGTTTTCTTACAACGGGTTGTCCTACGGCGCCGGATATACCGGTGTGACGGGGATGCAGCAGACGTTAGCGGGGCAGCAGACTGAGATCGCGCCGAACAACTTCATCGGCCTGGCCACCTACGCCTATCAGTCGAACGGGCCGGTGTTCGCGTGCATGCTGGTGCGGCAGCTGGTGTTTTCCAGCATCCGGTTTCAGTGGCAGCGGGTGCGTAACGGGAAACCATCGGACACGTTCGGGAACCAGGATTTACAGGCGTTTGAGCAGCCGTGGCCAGGTGGTACGACGCAGGACCTGCTGTCACGCACCCTCAACGACGCCGACCTCGCCGGTAACGCCTACTGGTACAGAGACACTTCACTAGCACGGCTGGGTACCAATGATCCGGCTAGTGAGTTGGTGCGGCTGCGGCCGGACTGGGTGGACATTGTGGTGGAACCGCGGTTCATCAGAGGCGGCAAGTACGAATTGGGTGGCGGGCAGGTCGGTTGGCGCAAGGTCGGCTACGTCTACACCGAGCGTAACCGAGACGGGGATCCTGTCGGGTTTTCCTGTGATGAGGTGGCGCATTTCGCCCCACTTCCCGACCCGATGGCGAATTTCCGGGGAATGTCGTGGCTGACGCCGATTCTGCGGGAAATCCAGGCCGATCAGGCGATGACGCGGCACCAGCGGGCGTTTTTCGACAACGGCGCCACCGTGAACATGGTCGTCAAGCATCCCGAAGGCGCGCAACAGGAGAATGTCCGCGCGTGGGTGAAAGAGTTCAAAGACAAGTACTCCGGCCCCGAGAACGCCTACAAGACATTGAATATGTACCCGGGTGCGGATGTGACGGTTGTCGGCTCCAACATGCAGCAGATTGATTTCAAATCCATACGTGGGGGCGGTGAGACGCGGATCGCGATGGCCGCCGGAGTCCCCCCGGTCATCGTGGGAATGTCTGAAGGGTTGGCTGCGGCGACGTACTCCAACTATGGGCAGGCCCGCCGCCGCCTCGCGGACGGCACCGCGCACCCGTTGTGGCAGAACATGTCCGGCTCCATGCAGCAGATCATGCCCCCACCCGGGCCAGATGTGCGGTTGTGGTATGACGCGTCGGACGTGCCGTTCTTGCGGGAGGACGAGAAGGACGCCGCGGAGATTCAGCAGATCCGCGCCGCCACCATCCAATCACTTATTTCTTCCGGATTTGAGCCGGAATCGGCGGTGTCAGCCGTCAAAGCTAACGACTTCGTCGGGTTGTTGAAGCACACCGGGTTGACCAGTGTCCAACTCCAAAAGCCCGGCACCGAAAAACCTCCATTGAAGCCCCCCGCGCCGACCCCAGGAGGTTCAGAAGACGATGGCGACGACAAATGAAAGCCGCGTGAAACGCCCCCCTCTAGAAGGCGCCCGCGAGGCGCCTTTTTTCATGCGCGCAGACGAACCGAACGACGGCTTCACCCTCGACGGTTACGGGGCGGTGTTCAACCGGTTGACCGTGATCGACTCCTGGGAGGGCCGGTTCCGTGAGCAGTTCGCCCCCGGATCCATGAAACGTTCGTTCCGCGAGACTCCCCCGAAAATCCAGTTCGACCACGGCCGCCACCCGCTGATCGGATCGATCCCGATCGCCTCCCTACGCTCTATCACCGAAGACGTTCACCCCGAACTGGCCCCCGAGGGTGGAGCGCACATCATCGCCCGCATCTTCGGCAACTGGCTGATGCAGCCCGTGCGGGACGCGATCGCCGAAGGCGCCATCTCCGGCATGTCCCACCGCTTCGGGGTTGTGCGGGAAGCCTGGACATACGCCGACGGGAAACCGATACGCGACGAACGCGCCCTCATCACAGAGCTGGAACGCGCCATGTACGAGAACGTTTCAGAAGACGAGCTACCGATCCGCACAGTCAAAGAAGCGCGGATCTTGGAAATGGGGCCGGTTGTGTGGCCGGCCTACCAGCAAACTTCCGTAGGTGTCCGATCCATCGATCTGGGGCGCCTACGGGATGGAGACCCTGAGCAACGCAGGTTGCTCGCCGAGATGGTGTTCGTCGCGGACACCGCCTCAATGGATGAGGAAGCGCAGCGAGACACCACCCCCCCGGGGGTCGTAGTCGAGCACCCCGAATCATCCGACGACGCGCAGCGATCCACCCCCGAGTGCGTAGGTGAGCGCCCGTCGAAATCCCCGAAACCGCTTACCAACATGCAGCTGCGGCTGATGAACCAGCGGGATCGGCTATCAACCTTTCGACAAGTAGGAGAACGATCGCAATGAACGACACCACCGAGGAAAAGCGCGGCGCGCCGACCCTCACCTACAGCCAGGCCCGCAACCGCGCCGACGAAGTCCACGCGCGGATGGAGCAGATCGCCGAACTGGAAAACCCCACCCCCGAAGAGGACGCCGAGTTCCGCTCCCTGGGTGAGGAATTCGACAGCCTGACCGCCCACATGGGCAAGCTGGAACGCGCCGCCGAACTGGCCCGCGTCCGCTCCGCCCACGAGCAAGTCGGCAAAGCCCCCATCGTCGGGCGCAACCTGCGCCTCGAAGCGGGCAGCTTCGGCGACGCACGCGGCTCACGGTCGGAATACGACCGCGACGCCATCCTCGAGCCCGACAGCATCGAGGACTGCCGGTTCCGCAACCCGTGGGACTTGCGGGAAGTCCGCACCTACGGACGTAACCCCGGCGAAGTCGCCAACGAGTACCGCGCCCGCGCACTGTCCGGGATCGAGAAGATCAAGGGCACCAGCGACGACGTCCGCCAGGCGATGACGAAAATCATCGAGGAGAACGACACCGTCGACTCCAAGCTGGCGCGGCAGTTCCTGCTCACCAGCTCCCCGGCCTACACCCGCGCCTTCTCCAAGGCCGCTCGTGGGCAGCAGCACACCTGGACACCGGAAGAGGCCGGCGCCGTCGCTGAAGTCGACCACTTCCGCGCAATGTCGCTGACCGACAACCAAGGTGGCTATCTGGTGCCGTTCCAGCTTGACCCGACGGTGATCATCACCTCCGACGGGACACGCAACGACATCCGACAAGCCGCCCGCCAGGTCGTCGCCACCGGAGACGTTTGGAACGGTGTGTCCTCGACCCAGGTGTCTTGGTCGTGGGACGCTGAAGCGTCTGAGGTCTCCGACGACTCAACGACGTTCGTGCAACCGTCCATCCCGAACTACACCGCCCGCGGCTTCGTGCCGATCTCAATCGAGGCGTTGCAGGACGAGCAGAACGTGACCGCAGAGGTCGCCAAGCTCCTCGCCATGGGTAAGGACAGCCTCGAAGCCACCGCCTTCAGCACAGGCTCCGGAACCGGCCAGCCGACGGGCATCATCACCGCCCTGGTGGCATCCTCACCGACGGTGATCGTGCCCTCGGCCGGCGCTGACACCTTCGCCATCGCGGACGTGTACGCCCTCAACGGCGCCCTCCCAGCCCGCTACCGTTCCAACGCCTCCTGGCTCGCGAACAACCTGATCTACAACAAGATCCGGCAGTTCGACACCGCCGGCGGTGCAGGCTTGTGGGCCTACCTCGGCGACGGCCGCCCCGGCCAGTTGCTGATGGGCAACGTCCTCGAATCCGAAGGCGTCGACGGCATCTACGGCTCCGGCGAAAACTACGTGCTGGTCTACGGTGATTTTCAGCACTTCGTTATTACCGACAGAATCGGATTGACGGTTGAATTTATTCCCATGTTGTTCCACACGAGTAACAACCGTCCGAGTGGACAACGTGGTTGGTTTGCGTATTACCGCACCGGTTCCGATTCGGTCAACGACGGTGCCTTTAGGCTATTGAACGTGACATAGCCTAAGCGAACAAAGAATTGCGTCCCATGCCTTCAGTAGGCAAACTGAAGGCATGGGACGCAAGGGTAACGCGCAATGCGCCATCACAGGCTGTGAGGCCAAAGAGTTAGTCCGCGGGTGGTGCACCAAGCACTACAACAGATGGGTTCGCTATGGCGACCCAGAGGCAGACGTTAGGCACCGGTCTAAAGATGGCGGCACCGGGTGGTGCTCTGTCGATGGATGTGAGAAGCGGGCACACTCTCGTCGCTTCTGCCCAGCCCATTACCAACGGTGGCGGCTTTATGGCGACCCGCTAGCGCCGCCAAGATTACGCCCTGCCAAGTCGATTGATGACCTTCGTCGTGAAGCAGCGCTAGAACTACCGGGTGGGACCGCTTCGCCAGCAGGCTATCGGTATCGCACGGCGCGTAAAGGTGAGCGCTACGCCGAGCATCGCCTTGTTATGGAATACCATCTCAACCGCCCACTTTGGCCAGACGAGACAGTGCACCACAAGAACGGCGATCGCGGCGACAATAGGCTTGAAAACCTCGAACTCTGGTCCAGGTGGCAGCCCGCAGGCCAGCGCGTCGAAGACAAGCTCAAATGGGCGCACGAGATCATCGCCCGCTACGAAAAGACGTGAGTCTCGCTGCAATCCAGCGTGATTCATTCGAAAGGCCCCGGCAACCCCGGGTCCTTTCTTATGCCAGGAAAAAAGTGAAAGGGGCCTGATGGCCGAGATATTGCGCGCTGTTACGGCGTTTGAGGTGATGAGCAGGGCGGATGGTTTGCCGCGCATGTTCACCCCCGGGTCCTTGGTGTACGCCAATGACTGTGACGTCAAGGGGCGTGAGGAATTGTTTGAGCCGGTGGAGGTGGCGGCGGCCCGTACCGCTAGGTCTGTGAACACTGAAACCGCAAGTGCTGCGCCGGATGAGCGGCGTACCCGTGGCCGCGCCCACAAGGGGCAGGAACTTAAGTCTGAGGAGACTGGCTCATGAGAACTCTGTACAACAGCACCCTTGAGGTTCGGGCGTTGCCGATCACTGCGATCGGTATCAACGGTGTGCGGTATAGCTCGATCGTCGACACGGGTGTGTTGGGTAACGATTTCCGGGATGTGTTGTTCGTTCTGGTAACCGGGGCGGTCACCGATGGTACTCACGCTGTGACGGTGGAGGAGTCTGACTCCGCGAGTAGCGGTTTCGCGGATGTGGAGAGTTACCGTGTTCAGGGTAGCCTGCCGTCGATCGGTTCTGCTGATGACTTCCGGGTGGAGGGCTTGAGTTTCGGTGTTCGCCCCACTAAGCAGTATTTGCGGTTAAAGATCACTTCTTCGGGCGTCACCTCGGGTGGGACGATCGGCGCTGTCGCGCTTTTGAGCGCAGGGTCCGCCGCTCCGGCGTTGCGGACTGGTTCGTAAAGCGGGTTCGTGGCTAACGGCATGGGGTTGGTCCCGGCTGATCTTCAGGGTCAGCTGGGGGCGCCGTTCACCCAGGACGAAGTGGATGCCGCGGTGGTGGCGGTGCGTAACGCTGCCCGCTGGCATATCAGTCCTGAAACGTCGTCTGTGGTGACGTTGGATGTTGAGTGCCGGGAGCCGGTGTTGCGGTTGCCGACGAAACATTTGGTGTCGGTGACAGAGGTCCGTGACGTTGACCTTGATGAGGTTATTTCGGCGGACCTGTACCGGGTTTCCCTGTCGGAGGGGTGGGTGCGGGCTAAGTACGGGTATTGGCCTGATGGGTATGGGCGGATGCGGGTGACTTTCGTCCACGGCTATGACGATGTGCCGACGGATCTGTTGCCGGTTTTGGCTGAGTCGGCCCAGTTGGGGCGGCGGGATCAGACCGCGTCCGCGGTGGGCGCTGGCCCGTATAACGTTGCTTACGTAGTGGATCGAGCTGTGGCGTTGGCTAATCCGTTGTCTACGGCCAGAGTGTTGGCCTGGTACACGGTGTGGGAGTCGGGGCTCTAAAGAAGTGTTTCCGTTGCCGTTCACGGTTGGGTTGCATTCGTACTCTGATGGCCCAGATGATGGGTACGGCAACCCTACTCGGGTTTTCACTCCCCCTTTGGATGAGCCGGGGGTTGAGTACCGGGTGGCGGGGTGGGCGGACTTGTTTTTACCGTCAGCGGCGGAGAAGTCGGGCAATATGAACCGGGTTATCTCGTTCTTGCAGTTGTTCGCGCCGAAGGATTTCCCGGCCACCGCGTATGACCGGATTGATCTGGATGATGGGGTACAGTGGGAAGTTTGGGGTGAATCTAACCGGTACAGCAACGGCCCGTTTTGGGATCCGGGGATGTCGGTGTGGTATCTGAAGAAGGTGACAGGGTGATTGTTGTTGTCACAGAAGGTCAGCGGCGCGAATACCCTGAAGGGGCACGGTTCCTGACTGAGGACGTGTTCAACAATCTGTGTATTCACGGCAAGGATGATGCGTTGTTGGCGGTGTTCGCCCAGGACCGGTGGATCAGCGTGGAGGTTGTCGATGGCTAAGGGTGGGGTTCGCGCCAAGCTCGACAAGAAGATCATTGAGCGCCGGTTGAAGCAGTCGGATACGTTGAAGAAACGGCTTGAGGCGCAGGCGAAACGGATGGCGCGTAAGGCGAATGCGACGTTGAGGCAGAAGCAGTCGTACCCGGATTATGGGTGGGCTGTCAGTGATGTGGATGGGGAGCCGCGGGCGGTGGTGTTCACCCGCTCTAACCATGCGAGGTATTCCAACGCTAAGCATCAGACGTTGGCGAAGCTGCGGTGAGTTACCCGGTTGGGCATCCCGCCGTCAAAGTCGCTCAAACGGTTTTGGATGGGGCGATGTCGGGTTGGGTTGTGGCGACGAAGATCCCTAACCAGCGGCCCGCGAAACTGGTGAAAGTTTCCCGTTCGGGTGGCGGCCGATTGGTGATTGTGACTGATGTGGCGCGGCTTTTGGTGGAGGTGTGGGCGAAAACGGTCGCCGATACCGAACAAGGCTGCCTGGATGCGATCGCGGCTTTGCAGAATGCGCAAGGCACCATTGTTGATGGGGCGTTCATCCGCGGTTTCGACAACATCGAAGGCCCCGTTGACCTTCCGGACCCTGATGTTACTGACCAGGAACGCTGGCAGTTCGTCGGAGATTTCTCCGTCTCCACCAGCTGAAAACCCCCCGTGCGCGGGTTAACTGCGCATCCCCCTGATTGTGGCCCCCTCCAAACCACGTAATGCCTGAAAGGGGCTCGCACCACCATGGCCGATTCAAAACAGATTTGGGCGTCGACCCGGCCGGCCGACGGCGGCGTTTTCTACCGCGCCCCACTGCAGACTGCTCTCCCCACTATGGCGGATGCGCCGTGGGGTGACCTTCCGGTCGCGTGGCAAGACCACGGCTGGGTTGGGGACGACGGCATCACAAACGGGATGCAGCGTGACCGCACCGACCACCAGGCGTTCGGTGGGGACATCGTCAAGTCCACCCAGGACAAGTACACCGAAACGCTGAAAGTGACGTGCTACGAGTCGAATCCGACTGTGTTGCGCACTGTGTTCGGTGAAGACAACGTTGTTGTCGGGGGCAGCACTTACCGCCAGATCACGGTTAACCACTCTTCTTTGCCGTTGGAGCGTTCAGCGTTCTTGGTGCGTGTGATTGAGGGTGAGAAGACCCGGCTGATTCGCGTGCAGGAAGGCGAGATCATCACCGTTGATGATGTGGTGCACCTGAACTCTGAGTTGGTCAAGTACACGGTGACGATCATGTGCTACAAGCCCGACGCCGAAACCGATGCGGTTACGGAGCTGATCGACGAGCCGGACGTGAACGTCGGCAGCTAAACAAGATCTCCCGTAGCTAAACAAGATCTCCCGGTGGGAGGCGTTTCCCAATGGAGGGGGTCCGCAGCCCACCGGGTTCCCAAATGCCACCCCCTCCGCGTTTTGAAAGGCCCCCTCTGTGATTGATGTTCCCGCCGTCGACGATCCGCGGATCATGATTTCCATCCCTGTCCCCGTGAAGGGCCGCAAACCGGTGGTATTGAAGGTGCCGCGGTTCGATTTCATGGGCGAAGATGTTCACCAGGCGTGGGAAGATGCCGCGAAACAAGCGGGGGAAAATAAAGACATGCCGCTGTCGCGGCAGCAACGCATCGCCGATCTTGCCGCGCTGAAACTGGTTCTCCCTGAGAAGGATTACAAGGTCTGCGAAACATTGACGTCTGGTCAGTTGCAGATCGTGATGTTGAACTGGGCGAAAGAGTCTGCGTTCCCGTTGGGGGAATTGCTCGCCTCCGCAGACTCCTTGACGGAGAACACGGAGGCGCCATCCTCTATGACCTCAACCGCGCAGGATGGACCCGAAGAGACCTCGGACCCCGCCTGAGTTGGCCGGAGTTTGCGAATTTCGTTAAATGGCTCCCCCCGACGGGAGAGTCAGCGTATTTCCGGTCGCGTCATCCCGGGGCATGGTGGTGGACCCCGCAGCACGATTTCTTAGCGCTGATCCTACAGGCGGCACAGGGGGCGAATTGGCAGCGCTCAGGCGGCAAGGGTGCGCCGCCGCGCCGCATCGAACGCCCAGACGACCGGCCACCGCGGGTGAGGTCCGCGTCAGAGCTGGAAGCGCGTAAAGCGGCGCAACGTGAAGAACTCGCACGTAGAAGACGACGACGACAAATGAAGGGAGCTTGAAACGGATGACTAGTGGTATCCGCCTAGAGACTGCCTACATTGAGTTGGCTGTCGAAGCCGGGGACGTTACGGACGGTATCCGCAAGTCGCTGGATGAGGGCGGCGCGTACGCCAAGAAGTCGGCCAAGGATATGGGCGACAGTATCTCATCGGGCATAAAGACCGGTTTAGATCAGGTTGCCAAGCAGAGTAAGTCGACGTTTGATTCGGTCGCGCAGAATATTCGCCAGTCGATTGATAATGCAGGGACAGCGATCGCGGCCGGCAAGCTGAAGCTGGGTCTGGACACTATCGGCAATTCAGCCCGGGGCGTGCAGGGCCTGATCGCGGGCGTGAGTTCATCGGCGCAAAATGTGGTTTCACAGATTGATGCGCTAGGTTCGTCGGTGTCGAAGGCGTTTTCCGGCGACACCCAGGGCAGGGTAAAAGGTGTCGCCGGCATCCTTGGACAGTTAAGCAAGGACGCGGAATCTTTCGGCACCAACCTAGGACCGATCCCCGGAGCGCTGCAAAATCTGTCACAAGGTGCAGATACTGTGCAGGGGTTGGCGACGCAGTTTAAAGGCATCAACGCGTCCTTAGAAAAAACGCCCGGGCTGATCCGCGGCATCGGGACTGCGATGGTCGCATTAGAGGCGGTGCGCCAACTCTCCCCAGGCCAGGGCGAGGCGTTTGATCGAATGATCGCCGAACTGCGCGGAGACAAGCCTTTAAGTTTTAAAGATTTCGCGAATGCCTTAGTGCCACTCACCAATGATCGACTACCGGTTATCGGATCAAAAAATCCGATCCTTAGTCAACTGGGTCAGATCGGCGGCACGGGGGGGCAATGGCCCACCGGCGGTCCGGGCAGTATGTCCCACGATGGTGGCTCGTTTTTGCCGGGACTGATGGAGAATTTGGGCCGCGGCGGCGGGGGGGCCGTGGCCGGTGCGCCGTCATCTTTGACGCCGCCGCCCGGTGCGGGCGCTGAGGGATGGCGTCCGGCGGTGCGCGCGGCGATCGCGCAATACGGACCACGGGTCGGCATCACCAACGCGAAAGCCTGGGAAGATGCGTTGATTCGGCAGATCGGCACCGAGTCTGGCGGCAATCCGGGTGCCGACAATCCTCATGACTCTAATGGTGCCGGTGGGACGCAACACGTTTCAGGGCTGCTGCAATTTCTCCCGTCAACGTATGCCGCCAATAACATTAGCGGGCTGCCGTATATGGACCCGAATGGTCAGATCGCTGCAGCGCTGGCTTATACGGCGGCACGCTGGGGGGTTAACCCTGATGGGTCGCCTCGCCAGATCGGACGTGGTCAGGGGTTCGACGAGGGCGGGCCGGTCCTTGAAGACATGCAAGCCCAGGTGCATGCCGGAGAGTACGTGCTTAATCCTGCCGATGTGGCGGCGCTGGGGGGGCAGCCGGGAGTTCAGGCGTTTCGCGACATGCTACATAGCGGTGGCAACGGTGGCAACGGTGGCAACGGTGGCAACGATGTGTCTGCGTCGCAGTCCGGTAGCACTGGTGAGCAGCAGGCCCAGGCCGCCGACCTGATCGCGCGCACAATCGGCTTTTTGCCGGCCGCGGGCGCCGAGGGCGGTGTTGCGGGCACATCAAGTTTTGCCAGGCTGTTCGGGCTGGGCAACCAGGTAACGGCCGGACTGATCGACACCGGGGCGTCGGCCGCCCAGACCGCCATCAATATGGGCATTTCAGCAGCGGTTGGCGGCGGAATGGCCGCGGGCACTTTCGGCGGCGGCGCTGCCGCAGCGCCAGCTGTTTCAGCGGCCGCCAGCGCGGCCACCAATTATGGTATCCAGCTGGCCGCGACTGAGGCTAAACGGGTGTCGTCCTACGCTTGGCAGCTGGGTGCAATCTGGGCAGATGCCGGCGTCGAGCAGCTGTTCCCATTGGGCGCGCCGCGGTGGATCGGCTATGACTACACCCAGTTTTTGCCAAAGCTCAACATATCTCAGGTCGGGGTGACCACCGCTGAGCGGGCCATGGCGGCTTTGGCAAAAGGCGGGGGGCAACGATCCGATTTGGGCGCAATGGCCGCCGATCCTGGTGGGCCAGTAAATCCGACGCTGCTACCCGGCGCCCAGGTGCCAGGAGCGCCGGTACCAGCATTCGGCGCCAGTCAGCCGCAGGCCCCCCCATCAGGGATCCCCGGCACCGGCCCCGCCAGCGGTCCAGCCATGTCCGGGCCGCCGGCGCCAACGCCGCCGCCCCCGCAACCGGCGCAGCCTTCATTCCCGCCCGGGCCGCTAGATTTTATCCCCAAGGATTTCGGCGGCATCTTCGACGCCGGCGGCATCTGGCCGTCGGACACATGGGGCCTCAACACATCTGGACGCCCAGAACTGGTGCTGTCGCCGCAACAAATGGACTCGATGGCGCTGCCAATGCCTGCGGCACGCAGCAGCAGCGACACCTACTACATTACGGCCAAAAACGATGACGAGATCATCCGCAAGCTGCGGTCAATGAATCGGCTTGAGTCGCGCCGCTACACGGGAAGGCCGACGGGGCTGTGAGCAACCCAGGTATCCGCGCCGTGCGAATCGTCAAGGGCGACAAGATACTCCACGTTCATGGAATCAAGGAAGGTGCGGAAGGATGCTGGCTGGCAGCCGGCCAGGTGGACAGGATTTACGACGCCCCAGTACGGACTGTCTACAAAAGTGGCGCATTCCAAGAGGGCTCCACGCACCGATTCACCAAGCGGCTACACCGCGACATGGACCTGGGGTTCCATGTCAAAGAAACCGTCAGCAATAGCTACGAACTCAATGACTCCGTTCTGCGGCAGATGTTCGAGTATGAGGATGACCCGTGGGACCCGTCGCCGGAACTAACAACGATCGAAGTAGAAACCGAGCTATCGGGCATCCGAAAACTCGATGTGCTGATGTATGAGGAACCGGAACTTATCCCAGATACCGATCCGCTCTGGCAGCAGTTCGGGAATATCGTCTTTAAGCTGCGCGCATCTGATCCAATGTGGTACGAGGACACGGTAATCGACTCATTTAGCGCCGAAACCACGGCTGCATCTGGATCGGTTACCGTCGAAAATCCGACCGATAATGTCATGCGCCATAAATGGGTGCTCACGCCGGCTACCTGGGTGATACCAGACGTGCAATGGGTCGGCGCCAAGGGCGAGCGAGCACCCGGTGGCGTTCATGCCAACCGTTATCTGACTGGCGTGACTATCACTAGCGGCAATGGTGGGGCGACAGCAGATCTCGATCGTAATGAGCTGATGTGGCGCGACGCCAACAACACCAACATTCTCGGCCAGCTTGGTTCGACCAAAATTCTTTATTATCCGATCCCGCCATACACCCCGCCAACATCGCTATCTGTGTCTTACTCCGCGGCCCCATCTGGTGGTGCCCGGGCAGAATTATGGATGCCGCGGCGGTGGAGCAGGCCGTGGGGGCTGGAAATGCTCACCGACGCTGAGCTGGCCGCGCCACAGCCGACTGAATCGATCTTTGCCGGTCCCGGCTCATATAGCTATCAGATACCGTCGTGGGCTACGCACGTCGATGTCATCCTACTTGGCGGTGGTGGTGGCGGCGGCGGCGGTGGTGGCGCCAATCTGGGTGGACTTGGTGGTCATTGGGATACTGCCACATTGGTTCGCGGCGTTGATATCCCATGGTCTACATCGATTATCAGCGGCGTTATTGGCGCTGGCGGCGCCGGTGGCGGCGGTGGGGGACTTGGCGACAACGGCGGCAGTACCACGGCTACCGCAACCGGGATGACCTCTATGTCCGCCGTAGGCGGCGCTGCCAGCGGATCGCAAATATATGTGGGCCAAAGCTCTTATCCCGGGACCGTGACATTTAACAGCCGAACATACTGGGGCGGCGGACAAACTGGGATTATCCCCAGCGCAGGGAACCCCCCTGGCGGCGGCGGATCGGGCGGATTTCCGTTTTTCCCCGGGTTTCCGGGCGCCAGGGGTCAGGCATGGTTTTACGCCTATTACATCGACGAAGGTAGCTAGGCGCGTAACTGATGGCCGGATATACCGGTGGCGCAACCTTAACGGTTACCGCCACCACTTCGGCGCGCCGCCGATCGGACCACCATGGCACGGCGAATCTCAGCGTTACCGCGGTAGGTCACGCCGGCCCCGTCGCTTTTGCCGCCGCGTTGGCGCAAAAATGTAGCCTGATCCACGCGGCCACCCGCCGGCATCGACGCGACGAGCAACTGTTACGCCGCCAACCCCCGCTGATCCGTATCTGGGATGCGGAGTGGGCACTGCATTTTATTGGCGGCAATGAGCGGCGCGCCAATTTTTCATTGATCTCAAACGATACCGGCCCCGGCGAATTGGAATTACCAGCCGATTGCCCGGCCGCACAGTGGATCCATGACCATCAGGGCAGGATCGCGCGCGGCGAAGGCCGCAACGTGTTTATCACGGTCGATCATTGCGGCGCCCGGTGGTCGGGCATTATGGATAACTACCGGCTCGAACAGCGCGGCGACGGCGATCAGGTCTTGATTGTCACTTGGCTCCACGACTACGAGCATTTGAAATGGCGCACCGTATGGAGTAATCCGTTCCTGCCGGCGTGGTTCCAGTTCCCGAGGGCGTTTATTTTAGCCGGGCCGGTTCCATGGGTGTTGAAAGTCACACTATTTCTGCAAATTTTCCGGGAACATAATCCGCTAATCAGCATCCCCGACGACCCGCTGAATCTTGCGTCATGGTTCACCTCGCTCGATCAGTCGACCTGGAACATGGTGGTCAAGCCAACCGGATTTATTGAGGCTATGGCATCTGGTGCCGTGTGGGGTATAGCGATTGCTCGGTGGACCAACTGGCATGATATGGCGCATCAAATGCTGGAAGATTCGCAGTTGTCGGTGCGTTGCGATCGCTATCTTGATGGCGACCCCCCGCCGTGGCCGGGGGCGAATCTTCGTCACGGCACACTTGTCATCGACATCGTCGATAAATCCGGGGTGTATATTGGGACGGCCAACGGCGGCACTGTCTTTGATGGATTGGTGCGCACCGTCGCTGAGTTCACCGATGATTTCTTGGATTCAACGCTGGATCTCGCACTCGATACATCGACCCCGGCTGACTATTGGCGGGTCGGATACCGATTTACCCATCCGCAGGACCCGTATGTTATTTACCTTGAGGACGATTCGTCGCCGATACAAACGTCGCAATGGGCAAACAGCCCGGCCAAAGGTGTCGAGGTTGCCTGCGGCGGACATAGTATGCCAGGTATCAATGAGACGATCTCGGCGACCGTCCAAGTCATTTTCGATTTGCTAGGCAACCTTATTCTCCTGGGGTCTCTCGGCGCGTCTATTGACGCCCTGATCAAGCCCCTATACGAGGACACCGTACTAGCATGGTGGTCCGTAAAATCTATTCCGCGAGCACAAAATTCTGGATGGTCGCGGCTCTATGAGTTCTTCCAGCCCGGAGCCAATAAGGCCTATACAATAACGTCGCTCCTAGTGCTGCGCGCAGCGTTCTGGGCAACCCGTACCGTCATATCATGGCAAGTATCAGTATGGGACGGAGTCCCGTTTGTCGTGGGCGACCGCGGACTTGGACACTTCTTTCTCGACGACCGGATCGGGCTCGCTCTCAAGGGCGACAGCACTATCCACATGGATCGAGTCCGCAAACTTGATCTGGCGTGGGACGACGAAAGTTTCCCCGAGTGGCATCTGACCGTTGGCGATGATCGTATTTGGCAGGACCCGGCACAGGTGGCGCTCGGAAAAATTGAGAACGTGATGGCCGGCTTAAGAGACCTAGGGGTGTGGTAATGATCGCACAAACGATACCACCTGACTTTAAAGAGTTTACCAAAGGCCTTCCAACCCGCGACAATTGCGACTTGAGTGACCCGTATCAAATGTTTTTATGGATGTTTGTCGCATTACCCTATGTCAAGGGCGGGCCACTTATTATGCCCATCGACTACTATCAGTTTGTGTCGAAGCGGTTGCATGATTTAGGAGCAATGCTGCAGTGTCCGTCATGTGGGCATACCAATGCGCCGCTGCTGAAATATCAAGCGCCGCTTGCCACCGATCCGAACTGGATGACCTCACCGGGCAAATGGGTGCCGGTGGACACACCAGACAACGACGTCCGGCCGCCGGCCGCTAAGGCCGCTGATCAACTCATGACCCAACAACAGGCGGAGCTGCTAAAGGAACTGCTTGGCCGGCTAACGCCCGAGCAGCGTAAAGCTTTGATAGACAGCGAGAATGAGTCGTGACGACGCCAAATCAATTTTTCCCAGACTCATCCGCCAACTACGGTGGACTGGCCGCGTTCGCGGCCAAGTCTATTGAAGATTGGCGCAACGAGGTCACTGGCGGATTTATTTCGGCGTCGACACTGGTCCAGGACGCCATCCAGTACTTCATCACGTTCATCTCGCAGATCCCGGTCATCGGGCCTATCGCATCGGCCGCACTGCAATACCTACAAGACCTCATCGACAACGCTGGACAGGCGACAGCGGCAGCCGTCGGCACGCTCATCGCCAACCTGTCCACGATGCTCACCCAAATCGGCGACATATTTGATGGCGTAGTCGTGACCCCGATCAATACTGTGGTGCAGCAGATTAAGGACTGGTGGACTGCGACGGGTGTGGATTTGCCGACCGCGATCACTAATGCGGGCAACGCTGTTGGAGATATTGCCGATATCGTCTCCAATGCTGCGCAGTCGACAGCAGCGCAGGTGGGCGCAGCGTTGGCTGGCGCTGTGGATGGCATTGATGACGTGGTGGCCACTGCGCTGGGGACCGCTGGCGCAGCAGCAACGTCGTTTGGACAGGCGTTTGAGGGTGCGCTAGCCGGATGGGTAAACGCGATACAAGGAGGCTCTCTAGCTGCGGCAAATGCTGCTCAGTTTACCGCCGCCGCAACAGCGTTGACCGGCACAGTGAGCAGTCTGTCTGCCCAGATGACATCGATTAACGGTCAGCTCTCAGGATTTTATGGAGGCGGCACCGGGGGACTGCAAGAGCAAGTCTCGATTTCTGACCCGGAGTCGTTACCGTCTGGCTATTCCGCAGTCACGACAATAGCTATCGCAAGCGCAAAGCATACAACTGCTGCCGCGACCGATGTGCAGACCGCCGCCGGCTCGTGGGCAGTAGACGATGGGCGTGCAAAATACCTGTTTCTGCGCGCCAATTCTGGATTTACGACGTATACGTATGTTTTGCTTAAAAGCAACACCCCAGCCGGCGGTGCAAACTGTAAAATAGGATGCGTAGTTAGTGGCACAAACACTGTCCTTAAGACGTTTTCGCTGCCAGGCGCGGGTCGCGTTGTGACAAACTCGGCATATACGATCTCGGCCAATGGGTATGATCTGACCGTAACCGGCCCTGGACTCAGTGAGTCCGTCAACGATAGCGGGAATGTGTCGCAGATCGGATCTAGTTATCGGTATGGGGGGTTCGGGTCCGACGGGTATGTCCGCGAAATCGCTTATTACTCAGGAGGATCGGGTACGTATAGTTACCCCTCATGGTTCGAGGTCGGCGATCTGTTTGATGTGGTTGCAATGGGCGGTGGCGGGGGCGGCGCCGGCGGTGCGGCTTTAGTTTACGGCAACGGCGGCAATGCTGGCTCATGGGATTATAACTCGCTAAGGTATGGGGATAGCTATGATATACCGACTGCGACAACAAGTTTCACGCTTGCTGTTGGCGCCGGTGGGTCGTCTGGGGTTGTGGGTGGTGGCTCCGGCGGTAACGCCGGAAGCACAACCGTAACGATTTCCGGAGTTGGGACGATTACCGGCTCCGGCGGAGCCGGTGGAGTCGGGACTGGCGGCGATTCTAATGGCGACAGCCCCGGAAGCACCACCGTCGACAACACTCAGTACAACGGTGGCGCGACTCAGACGGCGCAGTCCGGCTATGGGTATGGGCCAGGCGGCGGCGGCGCTGGGGGCATGCAGGGTAATTTCGCGTCCCCGCCGGGACACGGCGGCGGCGGCGGTGCTTCGGGCGGCATCTGGATCGCCGCCTATGACATGACCATCCCCGGCGCGCTGACGTCATTCGCCTTTTACGACACGACTATAGTGGGGCCTGCAACAGCCTATGTGGCCACCGATCAGACTACGACATCGACGTCATATGTCGATCTGGCGACCGCGACCGATACCGTGACGGTAGATGTCGGTCCATCCGGGATGGTACTAGTCAACCTGCACTGCCAAATATACAACGACGCGCAAAAAGCCGGGTTCGTTTCATTCGCCATGTCCGGCGCTAACACCATGTCGGCGCAAGACAAATACAGCCTGCATATGCAGATGTCAGGGGCTGGCTGGACCACGCAGACCGCGGGCACGAGCTTCCTTCTCACTGGACTCAACGCGGGCTCGACAACGTTCAAGATGAAATACCGAGCTGGATCTTCCGGCGGAACCGCCCATTTCGGACTCCGTCATATCGCTGTCATACCATTATAAAAAGAAGATTTGAAAGGCAATTAAAAATGTCTTTAATTCCGCTAAAAAGATTATCCGAGACAATTGTCGGGATACGTATCAAATCCCCGAGCGATATGTTTACCGCGCTTTCGGCCGCAGCGCCCCTAGGATACTCTGGCGAGATACATTATGACAGTAATTCTAATAGATGGCGTGTCCGTCTAAATAGGCAAGAGCTTGACCAATTTGCATATATTGATGATATGATTATTATCCAGTCAGACAATGGTGTGATGGTCAAATCGAGCGACGAGGCGGCGGCGCTCTATACGACGGTGGACGAATCGCAGCGAGACGACGTTTTCGGGTCAAAGTCAGAAATCACTGCCGATGAACCCGTCGCGGCTGAGCAGCTACAATGACCCAAACTGCGCCGCAGCCAAATCCGCTCACCGACGAACTATCAGATGAGGCTAAGCAGCGACTTGCGCGCCAATTCGCAGCGCTGCGAAGGGAATTGGACGAGCACGAAGCCCGGCTGGCGCGCTGGAATATCATCACAGGTGGATGCGGTGAGAATCGCTGATCATGCTAGCCAGGAGTATCCCGCGCCAATAGTCGGATTAGTCGCCTACGCATCAGGGCACGTCACTAAAAAGCAGGACCGTAAGAATGAGGAGCGTAAACGATGCCAGTAGGTCTATATGTTGACGCAGCCAACGGCGTCCTCAACACCTGGCGCGGCATCTCACGATCAGTCAGCAGTATCTACGTCCAGCTTCACACCGGCGACCCCGGCGCTGACGGGGAGGACAACATCAGCGTAGGGGATCCCTCCCTAAAGCTGGTGAACTTCTCGGCAGCGGCTAATGGCGCACTTGCCATTTCGTCATCCCCAGTGTGGACAAATGGTGGCACCAGCGAAACTCTGCGATACGTCAGCACGTGGGACGGCCCAGCTGGTCCCGGTACCGACGAGTGCCAATGGTCAGCCCAGCTGACTACCTCACAATCGTGGGCCGAAGACGATACCTACACGCTTGACGAGCTGGGACTTGCGTTTACTCCGCTCATGGACGACTGACATGGCCCGAACCCTGCCACCGGAGGCCCGTTGCACGTGGTGCGGCGCCCCGATCACCGATCATAGATTGCTGCGCTACGTCCTGCGCGCATGGCTTAAACATCGCCTCACACAGCCATTCTCGTGGCTTGCTGACACGTGGAGGCGCCGTGCTCACCGTCACCGTTAGTGACCTAATCGCCGGCGTCGCTGTTGTGTCATTGGCGTCTGCGGCCATTGGGGCGGTGCTCGAATACTGCGGTCACGCAATACATCACGAGCATAGGCATAAGAGGTAATTGATGACCGCTGAACAATACGCACCAGCCGTCCTACAGGCCGGCCGCGACCTCGGTATCACGCCCCGCGGAATCATCATCGGGTTCGCAACAGTTTATGTTGAGTCCGATTGGGTAATGTACGCCAACGCCAAAGTGCCAGAGTCGCTTAACAATCCGCATGAACGAGTCGGCTCGGATGGCTTCTCGGTGGGCCTGTTTCAGCAGCAGGTGGTGCGCGGCGCTAACGGCTGGTGGTGGGGTGACGCCGCAACCTGTATGGACCCCTATCAGTCCGCGCGGTTGTTCTTTACCCGGCTCGCGCGACTGGACTACAACAGCGACGTCCACACACCGGGATGGTATGCGCAGGCAATACAGCGATCGGCCTACCCGGACCGCTATGACCAGCGGATAGACGCCGCCCAAGCGCTTTACGACCGACTTGCCGATGGATCACAGGAGGATTTTATGGGTTGGCAAGGAGACCCCATCTGGCTGGAAAATGTCCTGCGCGAGGCGCTGGGAGAACGACTGGTCGTTGAGCCGGGATGGACGCAGCGAGGCACCGGCGGTCAAATGGGTGATATATGGGGAGTGATGATCCATCACACCGGCAACAGCAATGAGCGCGTTGAAGTTATCCGCGATGGTGTCCAACAGGGTAGTGGCTTCTTGCCCGGACCCCTGTCGCAGTGCTTGATCAAACCTAGCGGCAAATGTCACCTCATTGCGGTCGGTCCCTGCAACCACGCTGGCATCGGCTCCTATCCGGGGCTCGGCGCCAACAATGGCAATCAACGGCTCATCGGCTTTGAATGTGCCTGGCCGACAATCCGGCCGGACGGCAGTTATGACGTAAACGAGCAGTGGCCGGACGCACAGATCATCACCATGCGTGACGCGGCAACTGCGATAGTCAAGAGACTTGGATACGGAGCTGACCGCGTTATCGGTCACAAAGAATACGCTGGTGCAGCACAGGGCAAATGGGATCCTGGCAACATCGATATGGACTGGTTCCGCCGGGAGGTAGCCAAGGATTTACGTGGCGAGTTTGATTCCGCGCCGCCGGTGGTAGTGCCTCCTTCCCCGCAGGTTCCGCCGCCTGTGTTGCCACCGCCGCCGAATCTGCGCACCGATAGGGAGTTGCTGCAAGAGATTTGGGACCAGCTACGTGGCCAGGGCGGGAATGGGTGGCCGCAGCTTGGAGGTCGCACACTGGTCGATGCGATCGCAGAGGTTTTCCCCCAACTACAGCAACCGAAAGAGGGATAGCTGATGGCATGGATAGGGTGGACGGTCGGCATGTCCGGTTCCACCATACAAGCCGCGAAACGCAAACTCCGAGCCCGCTATTCGTATGCCAAGATCCTTGATGACACAGAGTATTTCGGCGCTGACCTTGAGTCTGTGCTCAAGCAATATCAGCCGCGACGCAACGCCGAGGGGTGGTCTCCACGGTTGCGTACAGACGGTGTGCTCGACTATAGCACCCAAGATTCACTCGGCATGATTCCTCGCGGGCAGCGGGTTAAGCCGATCATGTTCACCGTTGAGGGCCACCTGAGCGATATGTTCGCCGGTCCTGTCGCCGATACTGCGAAACAGCTTGAGGCGGAAGGGAAATGCCGGCATCAGCCGATCGGCTACAACAGTGCCGCCCTCCCGTTCGATAACGATTCTGGCGTCAAAGAGCTTGCGCGGTTAGTCGGCTCCACTGTCATGGACAATGGTGTTCCGTTCCCGGCCGGAACACCGTGGGCGCTAGGTGGTTTCAGTCAGGGCGGCATCGTCGTGTCCTACTTTTACTTTGATTATCTCGCGCCCGGAAAGCGATTGAACTGGCGACTTAAAGACTTGCGTGGTGTGTTGGCGTATGGAAACCCGTGCCGCCAAACAGATTCCATTGCACCGTGGGCGGTCTCGTGGATCAGCAAGACTAGCACACACGGGTTGGACCCGTACCGCCGCTTCGGGCTGCCTAATTATCCAGCAAAGCCTAACAATTGGATGGACGTCTACCGCGAAGGTGATATCTTCGCCGAGAACAGCAGCGACAAAGCTGGCGCGATCAAGGCCGCCGTCTATCAGGCGGTAATGGGCGACTTCTTTTCCGACCCATTTTCGATCGCGGTGCAGCTCGCCGGCGTCTTCAAAGAGCCGGTAGCGGAGATCATCGGTATCATCACGGCCATCATCAGCGGCGTTACATTCCTGGCTGACAACCCGTCTCCGCATTACAGCCCTTACGACATCAGCGGCGGAATCGATTGGATGAGAGACCAACTCACCAATGGCCAGTAGTGAGTTGTTCACCATTGATTTTTGGCAGCGCGCGCTGAGTCAATCACTGCATAGTGCGGCGGCGGCAGCGGTGACTCCGCTGGCGAATCGTGAGCTGGATCTGATCGGATCTGTCCCTTGGTACAGCGTTGGTTCGGCCGCAGCGATTGGTGCGCTGGTGTCGCTGCTGCTGTCGGTGGCATCCGCTAGAGTGCCCGGCACACTGCCGGCGTCGTTTTTACCGGCCAATCTAGGCGCCAAAACTCGGAGTGATGAAATGGGTGTCGAATGACAGAGCCGATCCCTTTAGCTACCGACATCTTCGGTGTGGCCAGCATCCTCATCGTCAATGGATTTATTTGGCTGCAATCGCGGCGCACCGGCAAGAAGATGACCGCGGTGCAGGACCAGGTCACCAATGGCGGATCGACCAACCTGGCCGCGACGGTCGAAGAGATTAGGCGCATGCTCGACGGCCAAGGTCATGATGTGCGTAGTCTGCGTAACGATATCGGCGGTTTGCGTGTAGAGGTCCGCGACATCGAGCACAGAGTGCGCCGCATCGAGCAGCAGGGGCCGGAGTCAAGGGTGTGAGATGTTACCCGGTGACGCCCCGACCTCGCCGCTACCGCTTACCGACAGGATCGCAATCGCGCTGGATCAGCTACGGATCGCCCGTGCTGTCGGCGACCCGGCGGAAGAGTTCGCATGGCAAACCCGCCTCGATGATCTGATCGACCACTACCCGCGGGAGGTGTCGTGACCCCCGCCTGCGTCTGCGGCTGCCCGCAAAGTGAGCACCCCGGCCCCATGATCATGTCGGTGCTACTGCCGGCCCAGTATCTGCCCAACGGGACTTAACTGTAATGTCGGCCGATCCGATCCGCACAGCCATCCAGCAGGTCTTAGACGCCTATGGTGACGGCTGGACTATCGCCGATTTCGTGGTCGTGATGGGTTTGGAGCGGGTCAGTAGCACGGGTGAGCTTGAGACGATGCCGTGGTGGTGCGCCCCACCACAGCAAGCCGAGTGGGTCACCGACGGGCTGATTGTGGCGTTGGACGACATGCGCAACCAGGTGGAGATGGACGACTGACAGACTCAGTGTGAGAGTGCCCGCTCCAGCAGTGTGCGGATGGTTTCGGAGCGGCTGCGGCCAAGCTCTGCCGCCCGCTCATCGACCCGCGCCAGCAGCTCATCGCCCAGCCGCACGTTGATGGCCTGCCCGATCTCGGGCCGGCCAGGACCGCGCTCGGGCTCGATCGGCCCGAACAACCGCGTCGCGGCACCGTTGTGGTCGTTGGCCAGCAGCCAGTCCCGCGCCCGGGACTCGGAGACGAACCGGTAGGTAGGTTTGCTGCCCTGCCACTGCGACCAGCAGTGCAGCACCCACCGGCCGCCGCGGGTGCGGAACAAGTGCTCATGCTCCCACTGAGAGCCAGTGGGGACGCTGATGTGATTATTGCCATCCCATCGGGTGTCCTCGGCGAAGCTCTCGGCCGAGTCGTCGTCGAACCAGCCGGCCAGGGTCTCGGTGCCCTCGTAGTCGTCGTAGTCGTAGACGTTGATGCGGGTCATTTCGTCATGCCCCCAGAGAGCGGGGCCTCAGAGAGCAGGGCCTCGATGACGGCGGATGCTTCGCGGGCTGTCAGGCCCTTGCGCTGGATGCGGGAGACGCTGTTGTCAGTGTATTTGGCGGCCGCATAGTAGGCGGACTGGTAGCCGCGATCGCCGGCTAGCCGGGTGATGTAGGAGTGCTGCTTCAGGGTGCCGATCATGTTTTGCATACTCTTTATTCTAGCAGAACAGGTCCGATTGTCAATACCTATTATCCATACCTCTTATCCGTGCTGGTGGTGACCCGATGCGACCCTCAGGCCACTCGATCACAGGCTAAATTACTCTCCGTAATGCTTGTACGTCGCCGCGGACTAGCTGGCTTATTATCAGCGTCATAGCCTCGTCTAGCGTGCGGCTGTTTCTGTCGATGTGGCAGTTGGCCGACTGTGCCGGAAAGCTAAAGTGCACGGCGTATCGCCCTGTGGCCCCGTGTACTGCACGCTCGTCTCCGCTCATCGGCAGAATTGTCGCCGTAGAGCCAAATGCCTCGAATACCTGGTGCGTGATGGGGATCATTGTCGGCCCTCCCTCCATAATCAAAGTAACGTCGGACGTGCTATCGCTTGCCGAGCCATTTGCGGACCGTCATCCGGTCCACGCCCAATTCCTCGGCGATCCGCGCGTGACATCTCGTGGTCATAGCTGTCGGTCGGCCCGTCAGCCACCTCACACACCCTCGGCCTAGTGACGCCATAAGCCCGTCTTGTCGCGGTACACGATCCCATCGGGAAATGTCACGGTGATCGGCGTGGCGTTCATTCGTCGATCCCCCAGAGGGCCATGCGCCGTGTGTGCTCGGCGTCTAGACGGTCTTGGTAGGAGGCGAAGCGCTGCGAACGGGTCATCTGGGCCTGCGGGCGGATGTAGCCGTAAACCATCGGCTCGCCGTCGACCTGGAAGCATTTGCCGAGGTGGTCGATCAGTTCGCGCTTAATCGTTCCGTCGCGTTTGGTGACCTCGATCCAGCGGCCGCTTGCCGGGACCTGGCCGAAACAGCGGGCCGGACCGTACACGACCCATTGACCTTGCTTGGTCTTACGGTAGGTGATGATGTTTTGCATATCGCCTATTCTAGGCATCATCGTACATATTGTCAATACCTCTTATCGACTGGTAGGTGACTTTGCGCCCCTCCGACAAAGCCTGGCTCACCCTCGCTGCCGGCATCTTCGCCTGGGACTGCCTATGCCCACCCAACGAGATGCTCTCCGACGCCTCAGCCCGCTACCTACGTGCCCGGCCGCTCGTGTGGCCGCTGCTGATCATCTTCACCGGCGGTCATCTACTGCACCTCTGGCCGCCACGCTGCGACCCCTTCTCGATCGTGGCGCGGCTACTACGGTCCCAATAAGGTGCGCGCGTCGACTTGGCAGGGTGTCATGACAGCGGCTAATCTCCAAGGTGTCATGACACCCTGGTTAACGACAATCGTGTCCCACAACATCCCCCGTGACTCCCACGAGGCGCACCGCGACATACTGTCCTGGCATGAGGGGTGCCCGGATATGCCTCGGGTGCTGTGGGCGACACCACGGCAAGGGGTCATGGTCGTGCAGGGGCCAGCTCCTATTCGGCGGTCAGATGTGCGGTATCGGGACTGCCGGATGTCTGAGTCCACACCTATAGCGCTGCACTGGTGCGCCGGCGATCGGATCAGATGGTCGCTGATCGGGTGCCCAACAAAGAGCCTTGGCCGGGGCGGCGGCACACGCCCCGACGGCCGTCCTCGGCCCACTCGCAAGCCGGTGAGAACACCGCTAGCAGATGACGACGAGCGTGACGCGTGGCTGCATCGCAAGCTGATATACCTGTCTGACATCAGGTCCGTCGGGCAGCAGCTGGCGCCGTCTATCGCGCGTAAGCCGGGATTAGGACCGCCCCGGACATTGACCCGTCACTTGTGGTCGGGCACGGCAATTGTTGTCGACCCCGATGGGCTGCGAGCCGCGTTGCTCGGGGGCATTGGCCCCGGCAAGGCATATGGCTGCGGACTGCTGATGGTGTCTGCGGCATGAGGCGCTCAGCGTGCCCGCTGGTCTACCGGTTAGCCGGGTCGCCGTCGCTCGCTGACGCCCAGGCGGCGTTGTACACCGTCGGCGGGGCAGTGTGCGCGGTGTGCGGTGAACATGCCGACACGACAGCCATGATGGATCGGATCGCGGGCAAGAATTTTACCGACCAGTACTGGCTCGCCGACCCTAAAAGTGACCGCATCTGCACAGCGTGCGGATGGGTGCTCACCGGGAGACCGCCGCGCACACTGCGCATGTGGACGATCGTCGCCGCCCCCGGACGTGACCTGCCCCCCTCAAACCCTAAGGCGTGGCTGCAGGGCACGCCGGGTCTGATGCTTACCTCTCGCGGCGCCACCCGGCCCGTCGTCGACATCCTCACTAGCCCACCCATCAACGATCCATGGGTGGTATCGGTGGCGATCTCGGGGCAAAAGCATGTGCTGCCGTTCGCTGAGGTCAATCACGGTGCGGGGCGATGGCAAGTACGGATGGAGACGACGACCGTCACCTCCGATCCCGCCGAATTCGCGGCTGTGCTCAGCCACGCGCGGGCACTACGCGCCGCCGGGCATCCGGCCGACGCTGTGCTCGCCTTATCACCGCGTCCAGTTAAGACCCGCGACGAACTCGATACGTGGATATCTCACGCCGACCCCCTCGCCCCGTACCGAGGTAGCCCGCTACTAGAGCTGGCCCTGTGGGGCCTGACACGAGAGATGATCAATGGATGATGAGCTGATGGATGCCACGGTGCGGTGGCTGTCTGCGCTACTGGACTCCGCAACTGTGCAGGAGATCGGGGTGAGCAACTGGTGGTCACGCGCCAAGACAGCGCTGGAAACCGCTGCGGCATCAGCTGATACCTACTCTCAAGCTGTTTCCGTCGCGGCACGCAAGCTGCAGATCGACACGTTGCGACAAGCCAGCTCCGCGCAGCTGTTAGGGCCGGGCTCAACGGAGGATGTCATCAGCCCGCGACTGGACGAGTGGCGGCTGCTCGCGCAACGCGACGCCGTATACATCGTCGGACTCGTGCAGATTCAGCGCGCCGCCCGCCGCGGCAAAGTCTCCCCAGTCGACCTCGATGCCCAGGAGGCAATGCTGTGACCGCCATCCCAATTACCGCGACCCTGACGGAGCCGCTGCACCACGGCGCTGGCACCGCCGGAAACACCAGCTTGCTGCGCACACAGGACATCGTGCTGCCGGGTGGCAGGCACGCGCTCGTGCCGTTTGTATCAGGCAACAGTCTGCGGCATCTACTGCGCGATGCACTGGCCTGGTCCATCGTCGACACGCTGGCTGTGCCGGATCAGTCGTTGCACAAGCAGGTCGTCGATCTGCTGTGGTCGGGTGGTGCGATCACGTCGACTGGCGCAGAGACAGACCTTGGGATGCGCCGCGCCGTCGATGATGTGTTGCCGTCGCTGGCGCTGCTCGGCTACGCCGCCGGAGCCGATATCATCGCCGGCACCTACTACTCGCCGAATCTGCATCTGGTGTGCTCAGAGAACGCATGGCGACTCCCTCCTCCGTGGCGGGACCATCCGCTCGCCGCACGGGGAGCGGGCTCCTACCGCGGCGAGGAGTTCGGCACCCGCCATGACGTATCCGGGACGGCAGTGGACCGATATGTGGCGATGCTCGGTGATATCACTGCCCCCAAAACGACTCAGATGATCTACGACGTGCAGGTCATTAAACCCGGCGCTGTCCTAACCGGGGTGGCGCATGTGACGGCGGCGGCGACTCTAGATCAGCAGACAGTGCTCGCGGCGGCCTGGGACTTGGCCGCACCGGCCGGCCCGGACGCAGTACGCACTACCCATCTCGGGGCTAAATCGGCGACCGGGTATGGGACCTGCCGCCTCGATATCGACCTCAGTGGATTATCCACCCATCCTGACCCGCTGACCTGGTGGCACGAGCACCTAGCCGGCCGGGCCGATGAGGTGGTGCCGCTGCTAGACAGGCTGGCCAGGTGAGCGACTGGCAGATGCGCCCTGGCACGGTCGTCGATACATCTACGGATCACACTCACCGGCCATTTCGCGTGGAGATCCAAGTATCCGATCCGATCGTCCACATGTACCAGGACATGCATCTAGACGGACTGTTGGCATGGTGCGTCTACCTGGCCGCCCGCGGCGCAGAGGCACCGTTGTCGCCGACGACCCGCGAATGGGTGCCGGACATGCGGCTGCCACTGGCCACCTGGACCAGGCCCGGACGGCCGTTGCATCCTCGCGCCGCCGCCGCCGACGGCGGCGTATGGGGATGGTGCGCATCCCGCGGCCACTACACCTCGGTAGTACACACTGCAGTGCAGACACGCCGCATGCCCACCGTCGAAGCACACGCCCGCTACTCCACCTCATCGAAATTCAACATAGGACTTGGTCCCACCAAAGCCCGTAACACCGCCAGCGAAGCCTGTTGGCCCGGGACGATCGCCTGGTCAGCATTGGGCGACCCTGACGCCGCTCGCATACTGCTAGGCACTCATCTGACGCATCTAGGCAGGATGGTCCGTCACGGCAACGGCTCGGTGCTGTCGGTGCAGGTGATCGAGGGCGGCCCCCGCGACGACTGGACTGACCGTATATTTCCCGGCGAATATCCGGCCCAGGTCCGCGCCCCCTACTGGCATCCATCCCGGCTTGCAGTCGCCTAACCGTGCTGATCAATAGCCTGCGCCTCACCGACCGAGACCGGGCAGTATGGGCGCAGCTCGAACGCTACGACGCGGCACTGGCCCGCGATCCACGCCTTAATCGGCTCCAACACATCGCGTTACAGCACATCCATCAATGGAGACACTCCGGGCCCGGCGTGTGCTCGGTGTCGTGGGGCAAAGACTCGACAGTGACCGCACATCTCGTCGCCCTAGCCGGGCTGGATATCCCGCTTGTGCGGGTGCGTTACGACCCTTGGGAGATGCCCGAGACCGACCTGGTGCGAGACGCTTTCCTGGCTACACACGACGTGCGATACCAGGAGAGGCGGGGCGTGGCAGCGCTGAGCGTGAGACGGGGAGATGCGATTGAGCCGGAGTCTCAACGTCACATCAACCATCTCGGAGAGCAGATCAACGAGCGATACATATCCGGTGTGCGCGCCGAAGAGTCCACAACGCGCACCTTATCGATGGCCCGACACGGAGCAGTCACCACCAATACCTGTCGTCCGATCGCCAGATGGACAGCCATGGACGTATTCGCCTATTTGTATCGCGAGGACCTGCCCGTGCATCCTGCATACGCAATGAGCTGTGGAGGCATCTATGACCGTAGGCAACTACGGGTCACGCCACTATGTACACCGATGTCATCTAGAGGCGGTGTTCACACGGAGCGCAGCACATGGGAGGACACCTATTGGCCGGATATCACGGGGCAGACGAGAACCGCGCCGAGGTGACACCATCAATGGCCATGTCCCCGTCGAGAGGTACCCAGCGGCGCAGCGTCCGAATCCCCGACCAGCTGTGGACTGCAGCTGCCGCGAGGGCTCGCGCCGAAGGCGTGTCGGTGTCTGATGTAATACGGGCAGCGCTAGAAGCATACGTTTCAGGCGGCGAAAGCTTGCAGTCCTCCCATACCGCGCAACCGAGCTTCCCGCGCGTCTGGCGCGGACACCCACCCGCTGGATAAGCCCGAACCCTAGATGACTCTCCGACGCCTCAGCCCGCTACCTACACGCCCGGCCGCTACTCTGGCCGCTGCTGGTGATCTACACCGGCGGTCACCTTCTGCATGTGTGGCCTGAGCGCTGCGACCCGCTGTCGCTTTTAGCGCGACTGTTCGGCCGCTAAAAAACCCTGATGTCCTTACAGAAGGCTTCCCGCCCGACTTCCGACTCACCCCCCCCCCGGGGCTAGCTTACTCCGAAGCCAGCCGGGGGGGGGTTGGCCGTTTCAGGGCGGGCAATACGCGGCGATAGAGGCATTGACCAAAGCCGTAGCGTTAGCCGTCGATAACGATGGGACATCTCGGCGAATAGCTGCATACAACTCGGCGGGGCTATGATCCTGCTGGATATATAAGCACGCTTTACGGCCAGCCATAGCGGCCACGGCCGGGTCCGTGACCGTCAACCCATACATAGTAATCAGCTCAAGGAAGTATTGATCCGGATTACATAAAGAGGGGCAGACGGGTGAGGTAGAACTAGACGTGACCCAGGAAATGCCGTCGTCCGCCGAAGCTGATCGCGGCGGAACATATCTTGAGTCGTCGCTAGATGCCGTCGCTAATCCTATGGCGATAATAGTGATCGCCGCGACCACGCCAACCGCAATGAGGATCGCTGCGTGGCCCCATGTCGCCGCCCATGACTCTCTCTGTGGCACCACTGCAGTCTTGTCACCGCCCATAGCGAGAGCTGTGACGTCATCGTCTGACTCAGCCATGAAGTAACTGTAATCCCCGGGTCCGCCAATTGAAAAAAACTCCATTAACCGTTTACCCATCGTCACGTGACGAATCAGGGTGACACCGTTCCCCATGCCGCAGCTTCGGAGACCAGGCGAATCTCTCGTGCCGATACTGCGGTGTAGCGCTGCGTGGTCGCCACACTAGCGTGACCGAGCGCCTCTTGGACTGCGCGCAGATTGTGCGTGCCCGCATATCCGCGGGTGGCATAGCGGTGACGCAGCTTATGTATCGACCAGCCTGGCGGCATGAGTCGCGAGACGAGTTTGCCCACATAATCAGGACTGACATGGCCATCGATCTGGCCCGGAAACACGTATCCACCGCTAGGGCATTCGCGGTGAATAGCATCGGCCAGCGACGAGGTTATCCCGACGACGCGCTGCTTACCGCCTTTGCCATGCACGATCAATTGCGCGCCATCGCGGTCGGTGAGTAAATCATCAGTGTGTACTTGAGCGACCTCGGCGCGACGTAAGCCGGCCTCGCCGGCTAGCCGGGCCATTAACTTGGTCCTGGGGTCGGCAGCATCGATCAGCTGCGTCCAAATCTCATCCGTGGCCGGCCGTGGTGCGCCAAGCGCGGCACGGATAGGCGGGAGATCAGCCGTGGGATCAGCGCTGACAATACTGCGAGCTAGCGCCCAGCGATAGAACGAGCTGAGGCTCGCCCGCAGTCCACGACGGTGCTCGATCGACGATTTGGACTGTCCGATAAGAGAGAGCAGATCGTCGATGGTGACATCGGCCGGGCTTGATGCGCCGATGGTGCGAGCAACCGAGCGGACGTGTGCGCGGCGGGTACGCCGGGTCGCCGGGGACGCACCGGCGGCGGTCAGCCAGACTGTCCAGCCGTCGATTGCTCGCTCCCAAGAGTCGGGTAGGCGATAGGACAAGGTGTGAACGTGAGTTGTGTGCAT